ATGCCATCGGGAGCAGGTCGGGGGGTTGCCGGGGGTCCCCCCCACCCCCTCCGACCTGCGGTTTTGCCGCCGCGCGGTGTTTGCTGCGCAGGTCAGAGCGGGTGTGCCTCGCTGGTCCACTGGTCGCGGTCGCCGTGTCTCCATGCGACGCGCCCGGGCGCTGGTCCGCGACGGCCGGTGAGTGACGGCGTGTCTGCGTGGTCGATGAGTGAGGGCCAGGTGTAGGCGATGGTGTGGCCGGCTCGGCGTGCCCATGTGGCGATTGCTTCGTCGATGGGTTTGCCGTTGGGCAGGTTGTTGAGCATGTGTGGTACGAGGTCGGTGTGGATGGCTGTGCCGACTGCGTGGAGTAGGCGCCGGCAGGTGAGCCAGTGGGCTGTGGTGTTGGTGGCTTTGGCGATGCGTTGTTGGTATTCGCGTGGTCGTTCTCGCCCGAGGTAGAGGCTGACCACTGGGCTGGGTGCCACTGCTAGCGCTGCGTCGAGCTGGTCGCGGAAGTTGTTGCACGGTATTGCATCGTCTTCGAGTACGACGAGCCAGTTTGTGTTGTGGCGGGTGAGGTGTTGCCAGACTTTGCGGTGGTTGTTTTCGCATCCGAGTGCGCCGTTGTCGATGCTCATGTATGCGGCGCCTACGGTTTCCATGAGTTGGTGGGCTTGTTCTGCGCGTGTGGTGTGGGCGACGATCCCGATGGTGAACGAGGTCATTGCCCGCTGGCTGCGTGTTCTTTCAGGAAGGTGTCGACAAGTTCGGCGTGGCTGCGCTTGTCGCTGGATGCGACGTCTCCGACGATGAGGTGCTGGTCGGCGTCGAGCCATTCGCTGTACTGAAAGATCAGCTCCCGCACGGAATCCATAGCGGAGATCATGTCGGGGGTTACGGCGACGGTGATGGTAGATGCTGCTTCAGCCATGACTGTTCCTCTCATCGACCGGGGTCTTTGGTCGTATGTGTGTGGTTTTCACGGCGACGGTGGAGTGTGGTGCGAGTCGTGGTGTGATGCTGCCGTAGTCGTATTCGGGGTCGATGACGATGGAGCATCTGACCCAGCCTCCGGCTTGGATTTTCTCGACGGTGCCTTCGTGTTCGAGTCCGTCGAAGTCAACCCATACGTCGTCGCCGGGTTTCAGGTTCTGGTCCATGTTTATTTGTGCCTCCACCAGCTCCACGGGTTGCGTTCGTTGGCTTTGAATATGGTGGCGACGCGCGGCCCGTAGACGAGACGGTCTGCGTGTTTGGTGTAGGCAACATAGTTGAGTGTGGCCATGTCACCGATGATGGTGCCTTTGGTGTCTTTTTTGTGCCAGATGCGTCGTTGTTGGTCTTCGTGGTCGGCGATCATGTCGTGGGTGAATGTCAAGACGGTTTCACGGTCACCTCCGACGATCCCCGCGTTCAATAGGGTGTGGTCGGCGTGGTTGTCGATGAATGTTTGCAGGTGGGTGGCTTTGTGGTTGTCGCGCATCCAGTCGATGCCCACGACGGCGGGTTCGTGGCCGACGTATAGTTTCCCGGTTTCCATGTGTTTCCAGGGTGCGTTGAGCATTTCGACGTCGGTGCCGTCTACGCACCATACCCATTGGACGTCGGGGTTGGCGCGTAGCCATTGGTAGTACAGGTACCAGCGCGCGAAGTATGGGTTGTCTACTGGGCTGGTGACGCGCTCGAATGACGCCTGCGGGTGGGTGAGTGGGTTGTCGCACAGCACGACGGTTTCGGCGTCGGCGATGGAGGTGATCAGCGTGTCGAGCAATTTGACGTCGGGACGCATGCGTGTGTTGCGTTGCGGGTCAGGTTTGTTGGACAGCAGGCAGGTCAGCACCACACGCCGGTCAGGTTCCACGATGGGGATGTGGTGGCTGCTGGTGTAGTGGTGTTTCCAGTACAGGTCGGCATTGCGGGCGGCGACGGCTTTGCGTTCTTCGGTGGGGACGGAGCGTTTCACCTCTAGGTGCTCGTCCATGGAGTGGATGAGCTTGTTGGAGCCGCACACGTCGCCGTACCGGAATGTAGTAAGGCCGGCGTTGTAGATGCGGTCGGACCAGGAGGGGTGTTCCCATCCCCAGCCGCCGAACTCTGGGTCGAGGCCGCCGACTGTTTCGATGACGCTGCGGTGTACGTAGATCATGCAGCCGCGCGCGCCGGTTAACGCGAAGTGGTGTCCGTCGTCGTAGACCTTCGTGACGTCGTTGAGCCGATGCCCGTTGGCCAGGTCAACGAACTGGTACATCAGGTGCGGTTCGGGCGAGTCGATGTAAGGCTGAAACCAGTTGTCGGCGATCGGGTAGCAGTCGTCGTCGAACAGGAAGATGTGTTCGCAGCCGTTGAGTAGTTCGAGGCATTTGTTTTTGGCTCGGGCGATGCCGGCGCGTTGAGGGAACCGATAGGTGGCTGCCGGGTATGGCTGGTCGCTGGCGTCGTCGACGATGACGAGTTTGGCGTTGGGGGTGCGGCTGCGGATGTGTTCGATGGTCCGGTCGGCGATGGTGTGCCGGTTGCGGGTGGTGACTCCGATTCCGATGGTGGTGGCGCCGCTGGTGGTTTCGGGTACGTATCGAGTTCCGTTGACCACCACTTCGTTCATTTTCTCGCGGTTCCGTCCTGTGTGGTTATTCGTACCAGGTGCCGCAGGTGTCGCAGTCGGCGTCTCCGCAGTAGCAGATGGTGCGGTCTGTGGTGCGCCCGGTTTTTTGTTCTCGGTGCCGGTTTCGGTGTGGTTGGGCCGCGTTGGATCGGCGGAGTTCGAGTCGGGCGCGTGCTGCGTCATCCATTGGTGTAGTCCACTATCCAGCCGTTTTTCCGTGTGGTGACACAGATTGTGGTTTCTTCAGGTCTCTTCCCGGCCATCGCGAGGGTGGCGGCTTTGGCGAGCGCCGCTTGGACTAGAAGCATCCACGGTTCGTTGGGTCCAGCTTTTTGGACTGCTGGAATGTCGGGAGGTGTGGTGATCCACTCGCCAGGGTCGGAGTGCATCAGCACTTTCCCGTCAACTTCAATGTGGATCACTGTTCGGACGCTTTCTGCAGGGCTTTCGCGGGGACAACAACATCGTTGCTTGTTTTGTCGATGGTGATCGACAGCACGGGCGGGGCTGTGGGTGTGGTTCGGATGTTGATGACGCGGTGCCCGGTTGGTGCGTCGGCTGCTTGCTGGCGTAGTTGTTCGTGCTCTTCGCGTGTGAGGATCACATAGTTTTGGGTGATCGCCGCGGCGAGCGCTTCCGCGACCAGTTTCGGGGTGTCGAGGTGCGGCAGCCCTGCTTCTTCAGCGAACTGGCCGGCGAGTTCCGGGGGGACACTGACAGTTCGTAGTCCCGGCAGGAGGATCGGGAACGGTTTGGTGTTTTCGTCGCCGGGGTGAACCAGGTTGTTCAGCGTCTCGGTGAGAAATTCTGTGAGGTTCATCCTCGTATGCACCACCAGATGCGGGTGAGTAGGGACGGTGGCCGGTACAGGTCGAGGTGTTCCCACGGTTCCGGTGTGATATTGCCTGCGTACAACCGGGTTTCGTCTTTAGGTGGGTCCAACCGTCGCGAGGTGGCGATGAGGCGGCGTGCTGCGCGTCGCATGATGCGGGCCGCGCGGCGTTTCATTCCTGCCTGCCACCGATCGTGCCGGCGCCGTCCTGCAAGTTGATGCGCCACGACTCCGGGTCGATATCGTTCGGGAGTCGGCAAGCCTTGCTGCACGCCGAGAAACGGACCTTGCTGCAAGGGGCGGGACACACCCGCAAGTGTTTGGTTGGCACGGCAACTACTCCTGGCGTGTGGGGCGGGGTAACCGGTCAAGCAGCTGGTTGAGTATGCGTTCGGCGGCGGCGATGATGTCCGGGTTGCCCGATTGCCGTGCAAGTTTCAGGTTGAGGTGTGCGCCTTCGATGCGTTCGGTTAGTGTGCGCGGCGGGGGGAAAGCACTCATCGGTGCCGCCTGGCCTTTACGCGGGTAGCGTGTTCAGCTTTGGCTACATCCAGGACGCGGTAAACGTTGTGCCCGGTGCGGTTTTTCCCGGACGGTGCGAGGGTGCCACGGTTGACCCACACATAGATGGTGCTGGTGGTGACACCGCATAGTGCGGCTGCTTCAGCTGCGGTGACGAGTGTGTCGATACCGTCAGGGGTGAGGACTGCGGTTCCTGCCATCTAAGCTCGGGTCCCTTCCCAGATGCGAGCATGAAAAATGCCCACAAACCCGAAAGCTCGTCCGGGTGCGGGCATAGTTCGTCTACTGGCAGTTATCTTACACGAAAGATCAACCGGCTTGTTGTTGTTCGGACTCGATGAGCGTGTCGAGGCATACGCGGATCAACCATTTGTAGTTTTTCCCGTCTGGGTCGTCGCGGACGATGTAGGTGCAGTCGGGGTTGCCGCATGCGATGTAGTCGTTGCCGCCCATCCCGATGGTGCGTTCCATTGCGAGCAGTCCACAGGATGGGCAGGGCACGGGGAGTATGTATTTGGGTGCTTTGGCGAATCCGAGTATGCGGAGGATTCGGTGGTGCAGGTCGGGTAGTTCTTTGAGGTCGTCGTGGGTGACGAGTTGGGTGAGTTGTTCGCAGCGTGGTTCGAGGTATTTCCAGGCGGCGATGATTCGTTTTTGTTCGTTTCCGTGGGGTGGTGGGGTTTCGTTGCGTTGTTCGGCGAGGTAGTCGTGCCAGCTTGTGAGCATGTCGGCGATGAGTGCTGCGGTGTCGCTGGCCCATTCGGCGGGGTGTCCGTAGGTGTGGGTTTTGGTGTGTCGGAGGGTTTGTTGGCGTGGTGGTGTGGGGAGTTGGGTGTGAAGGTGGAGCCAGTCGATGGTGAGCCGGTAGAGGGTGTAGCGGAGTTTGTTGGGGTTCATGTGTTTGGGTTTTGTGGGTGTTTCAGCGGAGGTGTCGATCGGCTTAGTCACTTTTCGAATGCCTTCCTGAACATCGCTTCCTGTTCCCGTAGTTCCTTCTCGCGGCGTTCAAGCCATTCCGCTGCGCCGATACCGACCTCTGCCGGGACGTCGGCGAGGTGGGCGTAGATGTCTGCTTGGAGTTGGCAGAACGCCCGATACTCGTCGGGGTCTTGAATGGGGCATTTTTTGAGGGTGTTGGTGGCGGCGTTGAGCGCGTCCCACGCCGCGATCCACGCCCCCACACGAGCATCAGACATCAGTGATCCCCTCCTGGTTGGGTTCAGACTGCACAACCGACCCGACATCGCTGGGCAGATCGTCGGTGTTGACCTCTACCCACCACAGTCCAGGCTGCCCAGGTATTGCTTCGCGCCGGACGAGAATGCCGCCGCTATGCGACTGGAACTGGAGTGCATCCTCTAGGCTGTCGTGCTCCTGGATCCACTCGCCCCCTCCGGGACGCGGTTGCTTCAGTGCGTAGACGCTCATTTGTGGTGTCCTTTGCAGTCGGTGGAATGCTCGGTGCGGGGCTGGAAACACACCGGACAAACAGGGCTCTCGTGGATGAATCGAGCCTGGGCGGCGAGAATCACGGACAGGGTCACTGCCACACCGCCCCGGCCGCGCGGTTGGTTCCGTATTCGAGGTTGGCCATGGTGCAGGCGAAGGCGACGACCGTGGCGACGATGCACACGATGAACGTGGCGTTAAGGACGACGGTCCAGTTCATTGTTGGTCCTTTTCGGCTAGTAGCTGGGCGATAGCGATCAACGCGTGAGTCTGCGCGGATTCGTAAGCACCGGTACGGGCTTCTTCCCGAGCGAACTCAATATGCTCGGCGGGGGTTTCAGGAGACTTAGGCATGCGGCTAGAACGGAGGAGCCCAGGCGTTCGATCAGGACATCGAACGCGGCGTTCGCCATACGCCGCCACGGATCCTTCTCCGTCTCGGTCAGGGTGTTCCACGGGAAGATGCGGCCGCCGGATGTTTCCCCGCGGATCGCTTCGGCGACTTTCTCGATCAGGGCTTCACGCTCAGGGGTACTCATGGTTGGGCCTCGTATCGGTAGTGCTCGCAGGGCTTTCGGTCGGGCCGGACGGTGCCCGGTTCATCGCTGAGGTAGGTACGTGCCGGGTATCGGTGTTCGCGCAGCACCGGTTGGTCTGCGCCGCGTTCGGCCCACTCGATGTCCATCTGCGGCTCGCTATGGAACTCGGCGTCCAGATCGGTGCACGACGAAAACGGCACCAGGTCGCGGGTGGACATGAGTTCGTCGCGCTCGGTGCAAGTGATCTTGACCCACGGCATCAGCAGGACGATCCTTTCGTGAGCCATTCCGCCCACTGCTGATCCACCACACGCCGCGGGGGTGTGGTGTCGGGAATGATTCGAATGTCGGTGTGCCCGGTGTTGATGGCGTGACGGTCTGCTTTCCACTGCGCACAGTCCGTGCATGGCTGGTCCCAGACGCGGTTGCATTCCCGGCAATGAACCTGAATCACCGCGGAACCTCCCGCCACTTTCGGCACGAGAAGGTCCACATGCCCTCGCCGCGGCCGGGTCGGCCGTCGTGCGAGATGGTCTTCGCAAGCACGTGTTCCTCGCCGATCGCGGTAATCTCAATGATCGTTTCGCCGCGTCCTTCATCGCCGGCGAGTCGGGTTCCGACGGTCCAGCCGTTCTTCCGTGCAGTGTCTGCGTCGCTCATGCTTCCTCCACTCCAGCGCAATCGGCGCACGCTTTGAGTTCTGTCTCGTTCATCAGGAACCCACTTTCGCCAGGATTACCAGTGCGTCTGCCAGTCCGCTGGCCCGGCCCCCGCAGACTAGGCAGTCCTCTTTGTCGCCGCGGGCCGCGGCCGATTCGCAGAATCGGAGCCACGCCACGCGCTCGGCGTTGATCAGGTCTATTGCATCGCTCAAGGTCATCGGGTCTCTCCTCGCAACGCGACAGCGGCAGCGGCCACCACCAAACGCAACTCTTCAACCTCAGCGACCAACTCAGGAACGAGAGTGCGCGCCTGGGCGATGAACTCGCCGTCACGGTCGGGCAGTCCGTAGGTCATGGACTCGCCAGCGCCGTCGAAGAGGATCGACTCTGCGTAGTCGCCGTTCTGGTTCTGTCCGCCCCAGTGCTGGAACGTCCACGGCCCTTCGGTCACGCCTTCCAGCGTGGCTTTGGCGCGCTCAACAACATCACTCATGAGGTATCTCCGTCCAGTGGGTAACGAATCGGGTTGCGGTCTCTGGCCGAGGGCTTTATCAACCTCAGAGGCCACATGCGCGGTGTGTACGCCGTCGCCTTCCTCCGACCACCCGCAGATGCAGTACTCGACACGGTGCTCGCCGAGGAACCCCCTGTCTGCACCGTTGTAGGCGTGCGCATCGATCACCTCGATCATGAGGTTTTGGGCTTCGCTGCTCACGCTTCCTCCTCGGCTCTGATTGCGGCACCGATGGCGTGCTGAACACGCAGTCGGCGCTGCCATTCCGGACGACTCTCCTGGGTGGCCATCGTGGTCCGGCAGATGACGATGTGCCATCCGGGAATCCACAGGTAGCGCACCGACTTGGCGGTGGCGACGACGGTCACGATGGACTCGCGCTGACCCCACCGTTTCGGCCACAGCTTGTACTCATTGCCGCCCCACTTCGCTGAGGCCCAGATGACGGCCATGACCGCAACCAGGACGCCAGCGACAGCGAGTGCAGCGGCGGGGATGACGAACATGCCCCACCAGAAGTCGCTGCTCATGGCTCCTCCTCGAATGATTCGCAACTGCACGCTTCACAAGTTCCGATGTCCGAGTGATGCGATGACGGGTGTTGGCATGTGGCGCAAGGTGTGGCGGCGTAAGCGGCGATTGCTTCGGCGCGGGCTACCGGGTCGTTCATAGGTCGATTCCCGTCGCCATCACATATCCGCATTGCGTGCACTCCTGGTGCCATTCGCCGCGTCCGTCGGAGGATTCGGGCCGATAATCTGCGTGCTCTGGTGTTGGCACACGTCACGCCAGTGTTTTGCGCATAGGTATTGCAGTCCTCGCGTGTCGGGAATGCGGGGGGCTCCGATGCGTTCGCATTGGCCGCCGCTCGTAACCGCTTCGCACTGCTCGCGGTCCACGTCGCTCATGCTTCCTCCAAACTCGCCACATACTCGGGGTTGCCATGGTCGGGGCAGAACGGGTCGAATTGGCCCGGTTCGGCGTGTCCGCCGTAGGTGTAGATCGGGCCGCAGGTGCAGTCGCCGCCGTATCGGGTGAAGCCTTCGGGGGTTGATCTCCCCGCTCATGCTTCCTCCCCTGCAGCATGGATGGTGTGCACGTAATCACGCCCGCAGACGCAGTTCCCCGCGCCTGACTGGCTGTCCCTCTGGTACGGGTGGCGCTGGATCTTGCCGTTCTTGACGGGGATTCCCGCCAGTACGCATTCGGTGAGGTGTCGCGAGGTACGCCCGTCAGCCATGGTGTTCCTCCCCTGCAGCCAGAACCGCAGCGGCACATGGGTACGGCTCTCCACACTTCGCGCAATCATTGGGACCAATCGCCTTCATCTGCGTAGCCGCACAGCAGTAGCCGCCTGATACGTACGACCAGTCCGGGTTATGTTCGTGGTGGGCGTGATGTTCCGGTAGTGCGGCTACCGTCTTCCGGTTTTTGCAGGTTGAGCAGCCGTACCGCTCGGCCCGTACACGATCCCGTTCCGCTTCGTGAGGTGCCCTCCGCCAACCGCCGTAGGCGACTCCACAGGTGACGCACACCAGCCCGTACGTCGACCGACGAGTCAGCTTCCAGACACCTTCGCCAGGTTCGGGTAGTTGGATTACCGCCACACCCGGAAGAGACGCGATGTTATCTGGGGTCATCGTCAGCTGTATCCGCTTGTGCCTTGTTGGGCGAGGTGTCGTAATCGAAAACAACCAACATGTCGGTGTTTCCACTTAGGACGGGGCAATCCTCAGGTGGGTGTACCACCAGGCAGGCAGGACACGAGTGATCCTCAGTGAACGGTCCGTAGTGTTTGGTTGGGATCAAAGCGAAGGTCGACGCCTCATCCTGCGGCCTGGTACGAATCCACCCGCCGTAGTCATAGTGCCACCGGGCGTTGAACCTATCGCGCCAAGCACGATCGCGGTGTTCAGGGCTCAAGTGCTGGACGTCTGATCCATGCTCTGTGGTCGGCATAGTCGTCATCTCCCTACGAGTGTCGGTAATCGGAAACATGTGTGCGCTGTCAGATCGGCTGCCTACCTGGAGAAACGGCGACGATCATCGAATCAACCCCTGATAAGCAACAACATCAGCGAGCTTTCCGGGGAGCGCATCCCAGTCCGCCTGGTCGACAGCATCCTCGGGGTCGGTCCACAGCCGCTTCAGGGCTTCGCTGAGGGCTTCTGTGAGTACAGCACGCAACTCGGGGTTGTTCATTCGTCGCCTTTCGGTTCTCGGTTTCTGTCTGTGAGCCGCCCGAAGTGGATGACCCGACCGGGCAGCGGCTTCCCCGGACGAATCGTGTTGCTACAGGGTGTGCCTTTGGGGGCTTTGCAGATGTCACACGACCTGCACGACACCGCCTCCAGGACACGCGGATCATCCGGGCTCGAAACAAACATCGTCATCGCAGAAACCACTTCGTTCACCATCTGCTCAGCCACCTCCGATGGAAGGCACAGCAGCGCGCAAAGCGACTCGACAGTCGTCGCGTAAGCCCACCGCGCCACTTCACCGACTTTGGGTGGCCAGTTCAAGGTCACCGGACTCAAGCACGTCCAGTTCCAGTTGGCTGATCGGATCAATCTCGTCGTGTTCGTGGCTCACTGTTCGTCTCCTGTTGTTGATTGCGGGGGCTGTACGCCACGTGGAGCGACTTTCACACCCTCCCCCTTGTCGCCGCCGCTCATGACATCCGCCCACGCGCCAAAGCGCCCGTAGCCGCCAACTCCGCATCCCGAACCCTCACGTCATGAAACGACGACCGCCGCAACACCACATCCGTCCCCGCAACCACACAACGAGAACCCACACCCGCCTTGCACCACGAACACCGCACCAACAACGCATTCACCCTCGGACGCACAAACACCCGCGGCTCCGGTGTCGGATCCCCGTACCGGTCAGGCACGATCAATCGACTTCATCTCAGCGACCCGGCCAACCGCCGCAGCCAGCCGGCGCTCCAACTCCGCGTCACGGGCATCCTCACGAGCCTCACGTTCCGCCGGAGTCTCCCGTTCGCACCGATCCCGCCGGATCGCACGTGCAGCATCAACAAGATCCTTCGGCAACGGACGAAACCCGCTCCCATGATCGGAATACATCTTCGTCACCCCGGCCAACACGTCGGCCTGGTTGAACTTCCACAGTTCGATCTGCTCAGCCCACGCCTCGACGGTGGCGCGGTTCGGCTGAGGAAACCACGGGTCGTATGCGGCGCACTTCGCAAGAGCATTTGCCGCGATCTGATAAGAGTCGCTCATTGTCCGATTGCCTTTCTCTGGTCAGGGTTTCCGAGGCCAGCCCATCCGAGGACCTTCGCTTCGCCGGCGGTGAGGTTGCTTGATCGAGACGACTTGATGACATCCCCGAGGACTGTTGGCAGGTACTCAGGGAGGTTGCAGTTAGGCCTTCGTTCCCATTCACGCAACGCTTCCCGGATAAGGGCGTCCGGCTGTCCCTCGCGGGTGAGCTTCTCAACCTGGACTGCCAGCCGATCAACAGTGGCTCTTGGATAGGTGTTGCTTCCAAGCTCTTGCCGGACAACGGTCTTAGAAGCGGAGGATGGTTGCGGCTTCGAGGGCTTGTTGACGAGTTCGATTGAGACCGGTTCCGTGTCGACGACGACGGGGGGTGAGTCGTACGGTCCGGGCGGTGGCTCGGGTGGAAGCGGGACTTCCTCGTCCCCTGCTCCCCTGCTCCCCTGCTCCCCTTCCCCTGTTCCCCTGTTCCCCTGTTCGTGGGTGAGACTCTCGTGAGGGTCTCCAGAGGAACTCAAGAGGGACACTGACGTGTTGACCATATCCGCTGGTGGGAGTGGATATTTGTGGCCTAGGCTGGGGTGATTCACCCGCTGATGCTGTTTCCACTTGGTGATGTACAGCAGATCCTTGAGACTTCCGTTGTGGACGGCTTTATAGCGGGTCACCTGTCCACCGCTGGCTAGTCTCTCCAGATCTTCAGTGACTCTCTTGAGGGTCTCTAGAGGCTCGCGGGCGAATTCATCGGCGTACAGATCGGCAACGATGGAGACGAGTTTGTCTGCGCCAACACCGTTGTCATCTACATACGACCACAAGCCGATGAACGTGAGCCGGGTCGAGATAGGCAGTTTGGTGATGTCATCGGACCGCCAGAACTCAGGCTTGATGGACCTGATCCTCACGACGCATCACCGCCGAACAACTTTTTTATGACGGCGTTGTGGATGCGCCACCTTCGAATCTCGGCGTAACGCTCGAATGCCAGATCTACGCGCTTCATGTGAACGTCGGTTGTTCGTCCCGACTTGGCGCGGCAGCGGGTGTCCGGGGCAGATCCGCAGGTAGGACATTCCACCCTTGCCCAGTCGTATGGGATGCGTGGACTATCATCAGTCACAGCCACTCCAATCCAGTGGTTAGGCCCGGGGTCACGGTGTTACCAGCACCGCCCGGGCCGTCTTCGTACTCACGTTCGATACTACCCGAAACACGCTGGTAAAACACGTTTTTCCGCATCAAACCTCCTCGCAGTCTGCGCATCCGTTTCCGCCGCACACCTCACACAGACCGGCCTCGAATCCTGGGCATAGGCACTGCGTGTATCGGGTCATGTCATCCGCATCCACGCCCAGCCGGGTTCGGCATTGGGGTGTGTGGGTGGAGCGGGGATGATCACACAACAAGCAATCACTCACGAGGCCGCCTCTTCCGGGATGTGTGCCCTGTGATCAGCGAGCGCGTGGTGCCGGCGGATGAACGCCTCAGCTTCGTCCGTGCTGTTGAACTCAGCGGACACCGGGCGGCCTTGGGTGCGGGCGCATTCGGCGCAAGCAACGGTGATCATGGGACCTGCCAGTTGATGGTGTCGCCTTGCTGGAGAATCTGTTCCAGGTATTTGACGGCGGTGACGGTGGAGTTGAAGCATTTCGGTGGTTCGGTTCCACCGGTGACGATGTAATGGGGCCACGTCCCAGAAACCGTGTACATCACCTGAACAGCCCCTTCACGAGGAAGTACGCCAGCGACGGGGGTCCGGTGAATGCGAGGACGATGTAGGCGATCGCTTCGAGTTGTTCGGGTGTGAGGTTGCTCATCGGTTCTCCCTGTGTGGGTTGTGGTTTCGGTGGTGCGGGTGGTCGTGGATGCCCCCACGCGGAACGGTGCGAACGGCGACGGGCACGGAACCACAACATCGACTCGACGGTCATGACGCGTCCTCAAGGTCGAACAGGCTGGGCATGTCGCGCTGCCGCTCTTCGGCTTGCAGATACTTGACAGCATCGAAGTAGTAGCCGGGATTCAGCTCGACACCACGGCCGCGCCGACCGAGTTTCAGAGCCCGCAACGGCACGGTGCCCAGCCCGCCGAACGGGTCGAACACCAACTCGCCAGGATTCGAGAAGCGAGTGATCAGCCGGTCAACGATGTCGAACTGCAGGGGGCACACATGCATTTGGACGTTGCGGCGTTTCTGCTCCCCGTTCAAGGTGATCATCCGGTTCACGTCGTGCCACACGTGAGGTGACCACGATCCCGGGGCGATGGCCATGAACGTAGCAGGCAGGGCACCGCGACCTTCGAGTTGCTCACCGATGCGGACGTGTGACTGGTAGTCGTAGACGTCCTTCAGGCTGTGCTTGGTGAACAGTGAGGCCAACTGGTCTGGTGGCAGCGCGGCGAGCTCGTCGGCTGTCAGTGTCCTGTTTCCGCTCGATCGCCAGAACGCGTGCGCGTCCACCTGCCAACGGGCACGGGTGTATTCGTCCTTGGATTTGGTGACGGGTGTGTCGGCGTATCCCTTCGACCTGTCTGTTTGCGGTTTGTGGAACAGCAGAACGTATTCCGGGGAGCCGACACCCATCTTGGTGGCGTCTTTGCACTGCTCCGACCAGCCCAGCCGGTACGTCTGGTTGTTTTCCCGCACCACATCGGTGACCACGGTGATCATGCCGAGGTAGTCGAAGCCGTGTTTGCGGCCGTGGAAGATCGCCTCGGCGTGGAACGGGGACACTGTGGGCACGCCGGCGCCGGTGACGTTTCCGAACAAGATGCGGTCCTTGACGTGGCAGGCGTAGATACGGCCCGGCGCGAGGATGCGCAGCAGCTGCGGTGTGAGGTAGTCCATCTGCGCCCAGAAATGCGCGTTGTCGTCGGTGTGGCCGAAGTCGTTGTAGCTCGGCGTGTACTCGTAGTGGTTGGAGAACGGAATGCTAGTGACAATCAGATCCACCGAATCGTCTGCCATTCTCTCGGTTTCGTGAACGCAGTCGTTGTTGACGAACACCCATCCCTCACCGGATGCTTCGATGCGCTCACATCCGATGGAGCGTTGCAGCGCTTCCGAAATTGCCTCGGGGTCAAGTCCGTACTCATGAATGATGTCGGTCATCGTTGATGTCAACTCTCGGTGTTGTGCCCATTTCTCGCGGATGACCCGCACCACTTCCCGCTCGGTCTCGGAGTGGATCAAATGGGCTGTGCAGGGATGGGTTTGGCCGAACCGCTGAATCCGGTGCAAGCTCTGGATTAGATCGTTGAACTTGTGCGTGATGCCCATGTACACACAGGTGTGGGCCTGCTGCAGGTTCATGCCCTGCCCGAGCATCACTGGTTTGCCGATCAGCGCGTAGGTGTCGCGGTTCTTCCAGTCGGCCAGGCGGCGCTCCACCTCGTCCGGGTCGAGTGACCCGTACACCGATGAAAAGCTCAACCCAGCATCCTCGAGGGCCTTCTCGATGGCGCGCTGCTCGTCGTTGAGGTCGCACCAGATCACAATCTGGCCCTCGCCGTGTTCGGCGTGGTCGGTGACGATCTCGACCAGCTTGGACAGCCTGGCATCCAGCGAGCGACGCTTCTCCGCGGCGGCCTGCGGTAGTCCCAGGTTGACGCCTCGTACGAGCTGGCCCTGGCCGTCGCGTTCGAAGTCGAACTCATCGGCCGGTGGGTCGACCTCATGCCACTGCACATCCAACGGCGGCAGGTCATAGCCGGTGGCGTCATAACCCAGGTCAGCTGGGGATTGCACGAACGCGGCCCAGGTATTGAGCCAAAGCCAGAATTCGCGCTCTTTATGTGGGTAGAGGGTTAGGTTATTCGCCTTGGTGCTGTCCCGCTGGAACCACCTAGTGAGAGCCGCGCCGGTGTCCATCACCCCGAGATAACCCGCGTAGTGAATCAGCTCCTTGTACCGGTTCGGTGACGGCGTGGCCGTCGCGACGTACCGGTAGGGAACCGCGTCGAACAGCTCTAGGAACGACTGGTAGGTCTTGGACCCGAAAGACCGCAACACGCTGGCCTCATCGAGTGAGACGGCCGTGAACAGTGTCGGGTCCAACTTTCCGTCGCGGACACTCTCATAGTTGGTGAGATAGATTCCGTCACCACCGACTTCGTCTGTACGGCGAACGAACCGGGTTTCGATGCCTAGCATTTGGGCGTCGTGGGCGAACTCGATCCGCACCCCCAGCGGCATCACGATCAGACCTTTACCACCGCCATGCTTGGCTAGCGACAATCGCACGATCTCCAGCTGCATCACGGTCTTGCCCAATCCGAACGCCGCGAAGATCGCCCGCCGCCCCCCGGCGACCGCCCAGCGCACCAGGTCACGCTGGTGTGGCAGCAGCATCGGGTGAACGTCATCGGGGCCGACTTGATGCCCATAGGTGTTGTCGAACCGAGCCTTGGCGGCCACAAACTCGGTATATGACACGTGGCCGGTCACTTCGCAGCCTCCACAGGGTTAGGTATCCGGTAAGCGTTTCCGCCGTCGTCGAGCAGCACCCATTGGCCGCGGTACAGGACGGGAATCTCGATAGGTGATTGGGTTTGACGAACAAGCCAACCGTCGGCGAACGCTTGCGCCCGATAGGACTCCGCCCAACGATGACAAGCACCACAAGCCCACAGCCCGTTAGACGCTAGGTTGGTGTCGTCGCGGCGAGATCCGCCGAGACCACGGGGCCTGCGATGGTGTGCAGTAGCGTCTGAGGCGTACTCTCCGCAGCGTTCACAACGACCGTGAGCACGCTCCCAGATCAGTTCCTTGACTTCCGGGGGAAACCCCGTAAACCGGCGACTCATGCGGGGGCGCCGTTCTCCATGAGGTCGTCAATGAACTCCCGCAACTGCTGGGGTTTCGCGTTCCTCGCGGTCACCTTGTACTTGCCGTAGAACTGGGCAGCAACCGTCTTCTCATCAAGCGTCAGAGCAGCGCACGCATCCCCCAGCTCGTGGAGCAGAGCATTCCGTTCAGCCACCGCAGGATCGGGCGGTGCGGGGGCGTCTGGGTCTCCCTTGCACCACAAGTCGAGAGCAGCACCGAACCTCATGCCCGCGTTCCTGAGCGCGTCACCGATGGCTTCTTTGACGGCGTTGGGGCCTTTCTTGCCGCCGGCGTCGCCGTATCCGATGCGGGTGACACCGCAGATCGTGAGGCGGATCCACAGGCCGCCTTGTTCGTCCAAGAGGGGTAGGCCATTGTCCCCGACTGCGAACGGTTCCCATGTCCACAGCGGGTCCACGTCGAGGAAGCGGGCGGTGAGGTAACCATGGCCAACAAAGTCGAGGGTGATGCCGCCCTTCGGCAGCTTTCCGATCTGGTTGGCGGGGAATGGTTCGCGAAGCTTCGCGAGCCTGTCAACGTCCACGTCGCTCATTCGGTCACCTCCGCAGCAGCAGCGAGAAGAGCAGTGGCGTAGGCCGCCACGTTGTACGGGCGAATCGGGCTACTCACCGACACCGAGCAGATACGCGGTCCTGAAGGCCATTCCTCAATACGGATCCGGCCGTGCTCCACACCCAGCCGTTCATCAGCCTGCGGGACAGGCCAGTACTTATCGCCCCATTCCTCATCCACGATCGGTTCGGGGAGTTCTACGAGTGCGATGCGGTTCGCTTTCAACGCTTCCAGGAGCGATTGCACGATCAGCTCTGTGCCTTCATCGGTGATGGTGGGCTTGAAGAAGGCGTTCACCGCGTCGGTGAGCACGGTTTCGGCTCGGTTGCTCATGCTGTCCACCTGTCTGCCAACCGGTCCAACGAACCGATCACCGCATCAACCCGAGACAACGCCTTGGACACAACCTCCAAATTGAGTTCCAGCGCTTCACGATCCAGGAACGGCAGTGGCGGTCCCTCGTTCAACAGCTCGTGCAAAGCACACCTCGCGTCATCAAGCGCAGCCGCACCGGCTTTCGCGTCGTCCCTCGCGGTAATCACCCGTGTATCAACAACCATCAGTTTTCGTCCTTATCTCGATATTCAGTGCAGTGGCAGCGTTCATGCCCGGCGGGGCCGTGGTAGTTGGTGGCGTCACAACCCGTGTCCCACCTGCCGCGGAAGCGGTCGAATGCGTAGCGGTGGAAAGACCGGTTATGGCCGCACACGCACATCACGAAGCCTCCAACCAGCGGAACTTCTTGACCAGAGCTCTGAACTCGGCAGCCTGCTTCTTCGACCACCCGTAACCAGGGAAATACTTTTCGACCGTTGTCCGGCTCACACCCAACGTGCGGGCAACCTCGTTATAGGGTGCGCCGTCATCAAGCAAATATTGGGCGAAATCTTTCTGCTCCTGGCTCAACGGAACAAACTGATCCGGCGACGCCAAACGGGCGTCACCAGCCGCCCGGACCCGAACCACCGTCCGAGCCGAACAACCCACCACTTCCCCAATGTGCTTGGCGGAACACCTCTCACGAGTCATCGACAGAATCGTTTGCACCTGCTCTGGGGTGATCCTGTTCCCGTTGCTCATGCCACCTGATCCTCACCATTCGCTTTGAGCAGAGGCCGCCGTTCCTTCTCCGACAACCCCCCGAACACCCCGTAGTTCTCGCGGTTCGCCAACGCCCACTCCAGGCATTCGACCCGAACCTCGCACCGGCTGCAGATCCGTTTGGCTGGCTTCGCGCTTCTACCCTTCTCGGGAAAAAACACTTCGGGGTCCACTTCGGCGCACCGTGCCAGGTCACGCCACGCATGCTTGTCCTCCACCGCTGCGGTGAGCATGAACGACAGATCGAGAAGGGTCATGCAACGGACTCCAGTTCTGTGATCCACGCGAACGGGTCCTCAACATCTGGCACACCGGCAAGGGCAGCCATCAACAGTTGAGTGCGTTCGGTTTCCGGGAGGCTTGTCAGATAGGCCCACACGGGCAGGGAGTCACCGCTACGGATACGCCGAGACAACCAGATGACTGTTGCAGCGATACGGGATTCCCAATCCGTCTCCGACAGTGGGCATTCCTGAAACAGCCTGTCTGGGTGGGCTTCCATGTTGCCATCGGTCGTGACCCACGCGTCCTCCCCGCACACCGGGCAGGATTGCAACTTTGCTGCAGGCAGTTCAGCCCTGTCCCGTTCGATGGTGCGGACCGTGCAGTGCGCCCTGCGCGCCAACTCCACTTCGGGGAGTTTCGGGCGCCGCCGCACCAGCATTCGGCGCTCTTCGGTGTTGAGCCGCATGGGAGTTCCGTTCACGGCGCATTCCACGGCGAACCAGTCGATGCTCACGCGCCCCACCTCTGCGCCCGTCGGCATTCATTCGAGCAGGTCTTCGCATACGTGCCCATAAACTCGCCGCCGCACTGCGTGCAGATCTTCAGGGACGGTTGTGACCGCAACGCATTCGCGGCGCGTTTCTTGCATTTCTGCGAGCAGAACCGTGCCCTGCGGGTGACCGGCTCGAACACCTCACCGCACTGCAAGCATTCCTTCTCGGTGAACCGTGCCGGTTTCACCGGTGCCAGCTCGCCACGCTTGATGCGGGCACGTTCCTTCTCCGAAAACCCGCCCCACACGCCGGCCTCGTTGTGTTGCAACGCGAATTTGAGGCACTGCGGCTGCACGGGGCAGGTCCAGCAGACGCGGCGGGCGGCGTCGTTGGTGTAGTGGCCGGATTCGTTGAGGAACCAAATGTCGCCGTCCTTGTGGGTGCAGATCGCGCGGGAACGCCAGTCGTCGGTGTGAACTTCAGCCAGCTGAATGAACGGGGAATTCGGCATCACACCCACCCCGTGCCGCTCAAATGTTCAGGGCAGAACGATGCGGTTGCGGCACCCACGAAATACCCTGAGTCATACAGGTTCAGGTTGGAGTTGTTGTACACGAAGACTGAGGCTTCGTACATGGTGTAGCCGGTGTCGAGGACGTCGCATACGGCTTTTCCGGCGTTGATGACGGCAGGTTTGGAGCTGTAGGTGATGCCTTCGGAGTCGAGTGCCATTATGAAGGCGTCGGATGTGATGTCTGCGTGGGCTTTGGGTGCGGCGAGTCCGGGGCCGATGATGCCCGCAGCGATCAGCAGCGGCATCGTCCACCAATACTTCCAATGAGCCATTGGTCACTCACCCCCACCCAAGCGCCTCAACGAGCGGACACCGAGAAAAGCTGAGATAAAAGCCATGACGACGTGGATGGAAGCTTCCACCAATCGATCGTCAGACAGGGCGAATGACATGTTGGCGAGGGCCAGCGGAACACCGATGACTGCTGCCCAGATGATGAAGAGGTCGACGGTGCGGGCGTTCATGCTGCGTCTCCCTCGGTGAGGTAGTCACGCAGCAACCCGACAACAGCATCGCCGTTCACCTGCTCCCAGATCGTCGGCTCCGTTTCCCAGTGCCACGGCGGTATGAACGGCCAGCCACCGACACGGTCCAGTTCACTCATGACCGCCGCTGCCAGGTCCTCGAACTCTTGGAGATGGCTCAAGTCAGCCATTGGTGGATTGGTGGTGACGGGCAGGTCAGCCCAGTTTGTTTGGTGGTGGTCCCACCATGCGGGTTTAGAATCTGGGGTTAGCATCGGAAGCGTCCTTTCTTTTGGTTGTGTTGTTTCCGGTGTTAGGGCCGTCGTCCCGCGCAATGGGGCGGCGGCCCGCCTTTACTTCGGGGTGATGCGGTAGATCTCCAGCAGTGACTGGGCGACAACGCCGGGGTTCACCCCGGACGCGCCGGGCGCGGTCGTGAAGTAACGCAGATGGCGTTCCAACTCGGCGGCCGCCGCATGCTGTTGCCTCATGGCGGCGAGTTCTTCCGCGGTCGCAGAATCCAGGAACTCCCCCAACTCCATGAACTCGTCGAGCAGTTCGGCTTCCTCAGCCTCATCGCAGCCGCCGCCGGCATTGCCGCGGACAGAGGCGAATCCGGGTTCGTGGACTTCTTCCTCAGCCTCCGCAGCCGCAAGACCATCCGCGTAGTCCAGGCCGAAATCCCGACCCAACGCATTGCTCATGGCCTGACGCTCAAGCTTGGCCAGCCACGGATCCACCACAGCACCCACCAAAGCAAGCCCGTCATGAATCACGTTGTTAAACCTGGCATTCAAACGCTCAACAAGATTCACTGAAGCTCCTCAGAGGTGTAAATCAGCTTGGCGGTATCGCAGGGCCAACGGTGTCTACACTCGCTGCACTCTTCGACAGAATCGCCGTGCTCATCGATTGGGTGGTGTAGTTCGCGGATCGGCTTCAACGCCTCACGGGCAGCGGCGAGAGGGACAGAGCGAACAACCAGCGGAATGTCTTTTGGAACGGGATACCATTCCCACGCACGCGCTGCGGCTTCTACTGCTGGATCGCTCACGCTGTCTCCCCCAGTTCCTGTAGCCGGCACCGCAGACGGGCGTTCTCTTCACGCAACGCCTCCAACTCCGCAGCCTCACGCATCCGCTTCGCGTCGAACTCCGCCAACGCTTTCCACAACCCAGACGGGCGAGTCACTTCACCCGACAGTTGACACACACTCCGATGCTTAGGAGCAGACGTACTCACTTGCCGACCTCCGGGATGTAAAGCACGTGGGCCGGAAGGTCAGGCTCGAATGCATCTGCCGTCATCGCATACCAGCAGCCATCCCACTTGACTTCGGGCACGCCTATAACTGCCTCGACGATCGAACCTTCCGGCAGCGCGTCGAGTTGTTCGACGGTCTCAATCACCCTGGGACGCAGACGCTCAACCTCGTTGCGTAGCTCGACAAGCAGATTGGATTCCGAGATTTCCAGCCCAAGCTTCTCTGCCCGCAGCCGCTCAACCTCGGCGACCAGCTCCCGCACGAGATTGTCGGGATACGCACCCATCTCAACGCCAGCCGCTCTGCAGTACTCGTAGATGTTCAGCGATCTCTTGGCCCGCTCAACCACATCACTCATGCGGACACGTCCAAACTTGCGACATACCTCTGCAACTCAGTACTCACGCGGACCTCGGCTCATAGCTACGCGACTTCATCCACTCATCAACCTCATTCAGGTCAACACGCGCCTCCCGACCGTTACCGATCGGATAAGCCTTCAACCCATCGTTTTTGACCGCTTCCCGTATCAGCACGTCTGATTTCAGGCGGAGGTATGACGCGGCCTCTTTGAACGTGGCCCATCTGGGAGTGCTCATTTCGCATCCTTAGGTTTCGACTGGAACAAAGGTTTCTTCGGCTTCGGGAAATGCTGAATCGGAGGCCTCGGGCGTGAATGAAACGTCATCGCGTCTCCCTCATCGCGTTGCGGATGATGGTCAGCTGGTCGATCAGATCCGTGAGTTCATCGGCATCCAGGAGAACGTCACCCTCGTGGCGGTATCCATCACCGACGTACAAGTAGGCCAATTCGGATCCGTTGTTTTCCCCGAGTCCTACGGTCACACCACCATGGCCTCTCTTGAGGATCTGGCTGGGCTCTGCATAGAAAGAGAAGCTCATGACACGGCCGCCAACGCGAGCTGACCGGTACCACCGAGACGCTTATGCAACTCCGCCAAACCCTTCGGCGTGATCCGCACCGTGGGCTCACCATTCACCCACTCACCGCGAGATTCATGCCAAAACGGCTTCGCAACTTTCTCCGCGAGACGACCCGTCTCCAACTGATCGCGGTACGCCTTCCAACGGCCCTGCCGCTTGAAAACCCAACCGATGCTCGACATGTACTGGAACAGAGCGCGTTCCTTGATGTTCACCGCCGGGTCGCGGGACAGCACCTTCGACGCATCCGACACCGAGTAGTCACCCGATGCCTCGGCCAACTCATTCCACGCCGACGCAGGAACTGACAACTCCAACGCCTTCGCCTCAGCCAGCTCGGCGCGGGTCTCCGCCTCAACCACCCACTGGGCAAGAGTCTTGCGGTCAGGAAGCGCAATATTCGTATCGACAGCGGAATACCCGCCGGTCTTGCGGATCGACGGCAACACCTCATGCGTCATCCACCGCTTGAACGGCTTCACCTTCGGCGACCGGCTGATCATGAGCAGTGACCACACACCTGCCTCGGTGACCGCGACCATGCGTTGCGGTCCGCCAGGGGTGTCCACGAACAGGTACACCCTTTCGTCGTCGTCCAGTTGGACGATCGCGTCGCGGTACTTCGAAATCCCCGCGGCCTCGCACACGTCCTTGGCAACCCAGTAGGGCTGATCGGTGAACACGTGCCGCACGTTGTGGCCCTCGAACGCATTCGAGGTGGGAACTAGTCCTGGTTGTCCGGTGGTTTTGTCGAACACGGTCTGCTGCGCCTCGGGTGTGTGGTGGGTCAGATGCCAGTGCTCACCGCTCGGGCACTGGTAGGCGTAGAGGCGTTCCTTGCGGTTGCCGTGGCCGGCGTACTTCTGTCGCTGCCACCGGTTCGCTTCGGCTTGAGAGCGGTACTGCTTCTTGCCGGGAGTGGGGCAGACGCCCCGGTTGATACGCTGTAGTTCAGACATTCGAGCTTCTTCCTCGTTGTCTCTGCCCTCACCTGCTCCACACAGGTGGGGGCTTTTTATGCGGCGGGGTTTTTCTGCTCTGCTGGCCGCTCCAATACGGAGACGGGAACCTTGAGCGCGACGGCGAGCTTCTTGGTGACGGTGGCGTTCGGCCACCGGTCACCGTTCTCAAGCTGGGAGAGGTAAGGGGCGGAAACTCCGCTTTCGCGGGACAGTTCGGCGGATGACCAACCTGTGCGCTCACGGATGACCCGGAGTTCCTGCCACACCCCGTAGGACTGTTTGACCATGCCGCCAACTGTAATGCGAACAAGTGCAAACCGCAAGAGTTCGCGCGCAGTTCGCGCCAACAATGCTGTGACCTGCAATGTTCGAAAACTACAAGCGCGTAACTGCAAAGAATCAGGGTTGTGCAAGCAGTGGACTTTGCACCTGTTTGCACGCGAACATGTAGGCGTGAACGAGAACAAGGAACACCGCGAAGACTGGCCATTCGGGCCAGAACTCAAGCGGCACAGAGAGCGCGTCGGGCTATCTCAGCGCGAAGCCTCACGGCGCACAACGCCACCAGGCAGCGACAAGCCCGCCGTCAGCGCAGGACGGTGGAAGCAACTGGAAACGGGGTGGCAGATCAACAAAGGGACACTGATCCCAATCGGAACGACCGCATCCACCGTGGCCGCCGCTGCCCGAGCTGTCCAATGGGATGTCAACGAAGCTCTGGCGATAGCCGGATTTCAACAGTCAGACATTCCGCCGCCGCTACCCGAGCCGGCGATAGTCCGCTACTCAGACGACGAACTTCTCGCCGAAGTCCGGCGACGACTAAAGGAGGCACGAAATGTCATGGAAACTACGCAGACGACGCGAACACCGCGCGAAGCGCGTCAAGACCAGGAGGGCGACCTAGACGCCACGACCAGTGACACGACGCAGCCGCGCCAACCTCGGACCGGCGAAACAGCCGGGGCGGAGATTCGCGACCACATCGCCAGGAGCGTCCGGGCACGTCAACGCCGCAAGGACTAGACGTGCCCGGCGCAACGTCCATGTTGTTGGCGGACACTCGTCCATCGCGTTCAAAATCCGCACCAGCAGAGTGTCGAGTTCGTCATCAAACATGTGCTGCACCTACCGAAATCACCAGCACCGGTCACCCCTCGCAACCGGATGCGTAGACGCTAACGGATCATTGCCAAAATCGACACAGGAAGCCCAAACATGGGAATGTCACGATCAGATAACGCCAGTGCGCGAAAGTTAGCCACCAACACAGAAAGACCTACTACCAGATGACCACCAATGATCTGTCACCAGGGAAGGTGATGGTCACCGCGCTCGCTGTGCTCGCCGTCGTAGGCATCGTCTCCGCACGCAACAACGACGACGACGACAGAAGCGCATCACAAACCACCACACCAACCACCACCACTACACGGCCCAACCCGTACCGCACCATCCCCGGCGACGGCACCCACAACATGGGCGGCGCAGACGGATACGACTGGGGCACCTACACCGCCACCATCCCACCCAGCTCCCCCGGCTGCACGTGGGCGGTCGTCAGCATCGCCGACTACCGCGGCGGCGAAACACTCCGCGAAGGTGAAGCACCATCCGGCACTGTCCGCGCGAACATCCAACCCGATGGTGTCGCGTCGTGGACCGGCACAATCAACGGGGATCATCGCATCGTGTTCCGCACGAGCGGCTGCGGAACTTGGACCATGACGGAGTGACCACCCGCCAGAACGCAAAAAAAGCGCCCTGCCGGGGATGGTGAATCCCTCGGCAGGGCGCATTTACAAGTCGGTCGCCTTACGCAAACGTCGATGGGAGCAGTTCGGACAGCCCCTGCATGGCCTCCAGATGCCTCGCCCGGTCCGCATGCGCATAGATCCGCTGCGCATCCACACTCGCATGACCCAAGATCTCCATACGCGTTTGCTCATCCACACCCGATGCGCGCAGCAATGTCGACGTGGTGTGCCGCGAGTTGTGCGGCGGCAACGACTCGGTTGGACCGATCACCCCAGCAGCGCGGAACACGCCACGCCACACGTCGTAGTCCGAACGGGGATCGATCGGCTTCCCATCCTTGTGCCACACCAAGCCGTGCGGATTGTCGGTGCGGAGTTTCTGCATCGCCACATACAACGGCGGCAACAACGGCACCTCACGCCAACCAGCGTCCGTCTTCGGCCGGGTGAACAACAACGACCCCTCACATTCCTGGTACTCGAAATGCGCCGGCAGGTCCCACCGGGACTGCGGGCATGCCCATGCCCGTGTCTTCCCGCAAGGCCAGTACGGGGGTTTCTTTGGCATACGGTCGGGCCGGGACAGCGGTGACGGTTCAGGTAGAGGATCCCCACAGCCGTGGACGCGGGTTTCCGATTGCAACTGCCAAGCGATGGTGATCCATCCCTGAGCGGGGTTGTCGACGTAGGGCCAGCGCAGGCCGAGGAGTTCCCCACGGCGGGCGCCCGTCAGGAAACCGGCGGCGATCCGCACCGCATCCGGTTCGTCGCACACCTGGAACGCGGTGTGGATGATGTGCTGCGCCACGTCCGCCGGGAAGCCGTTGCGTTTCTTCTTCCGGTACTCAGGTTTGTCGACCAATGCGGCCACATTCCTGGTCGCCACACCCTCCGCTACCGCATCGTCCAGGGCTTTCTGGACGATGACATGGACCAGCTCGGCGGTGCGGGAGGCCCCGATCTCGGAGTGCAGGTCTCGCACATGCTGCGGGGTGAGTTTGTCGATGCGTTTCGCGCCGAGGATCGGGTTGATGTGGTTGTGGATGGCGGCCCGGTAGTCGTTGAGGACGCCGGGGCGGACTTTACGTTTGGCGTGGATGTTGTCGATCCAGTGCAGCATCCACTTCTCCACAGTTGTGGATGAGGTGGTGGCGATGCGGCCCTCTTCGACGTCGCGGCGGAGTTGTTTGAGTTTGGCCATGGCGGTGTTGCGGTCCACGGAGGACACCCATTTGTAGCGGCGGTTGCCGTTGCGGTCGGGGGGTAGTTCTACTCGTCCCATCCATTTGCCGTCGGCGCGTTGGAAGAACGCTCCGTCTCCGCGGGTTCTGCGTTTCTTAGTTGCCATCGTTTCCCTCCCAGGGGGTCACCCTACGGTTCACCCTACGGTGCTGCGCAGCATTACGCAGAATTGCGCAGTATCGGGTGTCTACCTGCGGGTTTGACAACGTTTCTCCTGGTATGCAGCCTATCAACCGCTGACTCTTAATCAGCGGGTCGGGGGTTCGAAACCCTCACGGCGCACAGGTCAGAGGCCATAAGCCTCGCAGGGGATCACCCTAAAGGTAACCCTAGAGGGGATTTCACTCCCCACCGAGGGCATAAAGCGTGGGTGTTGGCGGGGGATCCGCGTGGGGTGTACGGGGAGTACAAGCCAGCCAACGTGTGAATCGGGTATCTGATCACCCCTATCAAACGTTGCGATGATGCTACGATTGACGCATGATGCCTGGGCATGACCGGAACCCGAAATCCCATCACCACCCAGCAACGGGACTGGCTTCGATCGATCGCGACGAGCCGCACGACCGGGAGTGCAATGGTCACTGTGGCTGGAGTAGCACCTACTGCGAGTCGCAATGGCGGGAATTCTTCCACGGCAAGGTCAGCGCGTCATGAAATCTCGCCTCCGGAGTTGGTGGCTAGGCTTGCCATTCCCGCTCTGGACCCTTAGCGCCTGCAAGCCCTTTTCGCCCTGGTGCTTTATCGAGGAGATCTTGTCTGCCGCCTTCCCGCTCACCTTCGGGTGGTGTGATCTAGATAACGGGCTGTGGCACGAGACCTTCATGGGCGAGTGGATTCACGACAAGCACAACGCCGCCATCGAGAAGTATTACGACAAGGATCTGGTGAAGTAAGTGGCGCGTGCTCGTGGTGTGGTGCCGGAGCCGAACCGTAGCCGTCTTGTGAAGGCAGCTCGTGCGTCGGCACGATCGGACGAGAAGCTCCGCCAGGAAGTGATCGAGGCGTCTGCTGCTGGTGGTTCTGTCCGGGAGATAGCCGTACTCACCGGGAAATCAACCAACACAATCCAACGATGGCTCAAGGAGCAATGAACATGGCCTTCAACGGTGACGCCGTCTACGGCATGTGCACCGCTTGTGGTTCTGTTGAGGTCGCGTTGACGCAGCCCACTGGCAGTCGGAACCTGAGCCACATAGGTGAATCAGACACCTACCCGACCGGCCACGGATGCGAGATGTGCAACTGATGAACACCGATGATCGTTGCGGCCGGTGCGGTCAACCGTTCAAAGACGGGGAGACAGTGATCGACACACTTCCCCCAGTGCACCACACATGCCAAAACCTGGATGCCTCCGAACGATATAGCCATGCTGAGTGAGGCGCCTCCTGAAGCCTGATGCTTCACGAGGCGTTGATTAAGCCAGGACGTGAACCAGCAGCGCGACGATCATCCCCGCGACGACCGCCAGCCACACCGACCGCCACAACTCCAACTGCGGATCACTCATCATCCGATTCGTCCCAGTAACGATTCACCAGGCCCTCCGTCAGATAGTCGGGCTGGCCTACCGGTGTGATGATCGTCGTCGCACCCAAGTCCATCCGGTCACCGGTGATGCGTTCCAGTCCGACAACCGCCACATAGTGGGCTACCTGCCAGCCGTCGCCCTGCGCATCCAAACTCTCTTGGATCGCAGCCCGGACAGGATCGGCCGGCCTCACAGTCGCACCCACGTTTTGAGCGCGTCCCACAGGAATCCCACCGTCACACTGTGGTCCAGGAACGTGCACACTCGAACGTTCACCGATCACACCCCTCTCACGGCGCTCATGCGTTCCGGCTCGATGGACAGTCGTGAATGCGCCCCGCAGTTGGTGCAGCGGCGCATCGTGTACGTCAACACGTTCGCCACGTACCGCCGCGGGATCACCACCGTTTCACCACCGCACCGGTTGCACACCATCAGCTTGTCCTCGCCGTCAACGAACAGTGCGGGATGGTTTTTGATGTGTGGCCGCAGGAAGTCGTACAACCCCTGCGTGGCTACCACATCGCCAGCGCAGTACGACACCAAGCGTTCCCGATCCGCGGCGCTCTTCCCTGTCACGGCGCGTTCCATCGCGCCCCGGTCGTAGCGGTCAGTTTTGGCGGGCAGGCCAACGATCTGACAGAACGCGTCCAAACCTTTGAATGGGGCACCGGATTTGAACTCGCGGCGCAGCACCTTCAACGTGTCAACGGTTTTGAACGGAGGCAGCGGAGGTAACCCGGCCTCCAAATGCAGATCACCCTTCAGCCACGGCACATCCGCCTCGTCGATGTAGTGGCCGACGACGATATCCGCTTGGGATAGCAGGTTGTGGACGCGCCGCAGGAACCGTTTGCGTCCACCTTTGTCCCATTCGGCGAGCTGGATAACCTCGGGCTGGTCATACCACTTGGCGCACACAATCGTGGTTCGCGGCATGCGGGTCACCGTCTCGTACTGCACGTACCGGTTCTTCAGGTCTCCCCTGCCCCACCAGTATTGTTCGGTGATTCCGGGGAGCCGTTCAACGTCGAGGATCAGGATTTTGTTGCGCACACCTTCGGCGATGCGCACCTGCCGCAGGTCGCTAGTCAGGGACATGATGGTTCCTCGCGTGGTGCCGCCACGCTGTTGGATTCATGTCTGGCATGCCGTGTTTGACGAGGACCCGCAGTATGTCGGTGAACCTGACGTCGCCGCGTTTCGCGGACTCCAACGAGGATTTGATCTCTGCACGTTCCTGTTTCGACCGGGCACCAACCCAGTCACATGCGGGGCAGGTGCGGGGCTCCAAACCTGCAAGATCGGCCAAGAGTGACATTTGGTGTTCCCTTTCCTGGTGTTTCACCGGTCGCGTCGCTTGTCGCCTTCGATGCGTTCGAGGCGTTCGGTTCGCAGTTCCTCCCTTAACCCTCCGATGTCCCGTTGAATCTGTTTGAATCCGTCCCGCACCAGATCGCGTATCTCGTCGAGGTCGTCGCGCATGTTGGTGTCATGGGTGTTGACGGTCTGCTCGTGAATCTCATAGGTTTTCGCGTCGATCCGTCTGGCACGTTCCCGGCCCTTGCGTTGCCCTCGAACAGTGAGGACACCGACAATTCCCGTTCCGATAGCTGCGATCGTGGAAGGTAAACCGATGATGAGCAGTCCTATCAGGTCGATACCGTCGTCTGGCTGGTACGCGGCGTCCATTGCTTCGCGCACCGACTCCAAGATCATGCGGCGGTGACCGCTCTAGTCGCCGAAGCCGTTCCGGGGTTGCCGCGGCGTTCCGCGCCGATAGACATCAGCAGTGACACCACTGCGGCGCCGCCGGACACTGACAGCACCGACACCCAATCGGTGGCGAGTAGGTCAACCGCGCCCGCGCCGAGTGTGGCGATCGCGGTTTGGGCGAACGTGCGGGCCGCGCGTTCGGCGGCGTCGATCCAAAACGAACGTGTCAACATCAGGTGGTCCTCCCGTTATGTGCGTAGGTAGTCGATGGCAGGCTGGACGTTGTAGTCCACGTGCGGGCCGGTGCGTTTCGCGAAGAACATGCCGGCGTCCAACAGTGCCTTGGTGATCGCGATCGCCTCCGGTAGCGGTGCCTGCACAAGTTCGATTACTTGGGCGAGTAGCGAATCGGGTCCGGTGAACAGGTCCAGGTCGCGCACGATCTGCCATATGGCGTTGCGGACCTCTTGTGTGTCACCGGGTTCGGTGCAGGCGTACAGGTCGCCTTGGTGTGCGTAGTCGCGCCACCACGGCGGGGTTTCACGCATGCCGTTCGATGAGACGCCTTGGGTGTTGGATGGTGCCATTGGGGAGCCGCCGTGGTCGGCCCACACGTGACCGAGTTCGCGGTTCGGGTTGCCCCACGTCACGGCTTTCTCGATGTGCGGTTTCATCCAGTGCAGGGAGCCGGTTTCGGGTGCGATGTGGTTCATCCACAGTTCGGAAACCACTACCGCGCCTTGGGAGTAGCCTGCTAGCGCGGCACCGTGGGTTTCGATGCGTTGGCGCCACCGGTTAGCTTGGTTGTGGGTTTCGGTGATGGCGGCGGTGATGGATTTGCCCATCGGGAATGGTGCTGCTGGGTAGCCGATGGGTTGCCACAGGTATTTGTCTTCGACGGCGCGGGCGGTGTCGGCGTCGGGGCCGATCCACCAGGGAACACCGGTGCCGCACACGGTGATCAGCACGGGACGGGTGTCCACGACGGGGCGCGGTAGGTAGCCCATGACGTACTTGGTTTCGGCGTTGATGATTCCGGGGATGTACAGGCCGGACGCGAGCTGGCCTGCCGTGTTGTAGCGGGCCTGCATTTCGGCGACTGCGGCGGTCATCTGCTCGTCGTAGAGCGGGGTGTCGGCCAAATCGCTCGCGTAGGAGGCGAACTTGCGTCGCATGAACGCTTTGATCTTGCGGATTTCGTCGGAGCTGTCCCCTGGTCCGAGGCCGACATATTGGCCGTCGATGCGCATCAGGATTTGTCCTTGACGTCGTAGCAGCCTTCGACGCCGAGCTTCGCTCCGATCGCGCCCAGTACGTCCACCACTGTGCGGCCGCCGAGCTGCGGCCAGCCGTTCAGGGTGTAGCCGCGCTGCTGACGCAAGGTCTCCACGGCGAGTTCGCGATCGGTCCAGTCGTCGGGGAAGTGCTTCACCTTCGGCGGTTCGGGTTCGGTCTTGCCGCCAGCCGCCCAGTGGTTGACCCGTTCGGTGAAGTAGTCCCACGGGAAGTTGGCACCAACATCGGTGTGGGTGCCCCACTTGAACACGTCGGTCACCCAGCGGTGATCCGAGATGCCCGGGCGGCCGTTTGTGTATGGCGGGGGAACCACGAGTGGTTCGAAGCCGTACTTCTTCGCGTCCTGCACCGCGAGGTAGGCTGCGACGTCGATTGCGTTGGACTGCTTCATCCACTGATCCCGCATCCAGGATGCTCGCGACCCCGCGAAGCACAGGTTGATGCTGATGCTGTTGGCGTTGCCCACAGACCAGGCGGCGCGGTCAGTGTCGACGCAATCGACCACCGTCACACCACCATCGGACGCTTGGGAGATCGTGTAGTGGTACGAGACGCCGTTGCCGTTCTGGAACCACTTCGCCAGGTTCTCGGCGGCAGCGTCCCCGCCGCCGCCTTCTTGGGTGTGGATCAGGAACATGGTCGGCTTGCCGCTGCGGGCGCTGTTGTTGTTCGACCAGATCGGAAACTCGTTGAAGTCGGGGCGTGGTTCGTCGGGCACGGCGGTACCTCCATCGGCGGGCCAGTACTTGTCGAGGTATGGGGTGACGGTGGCGATGCGTGACTTGATTTCGGTGAGGTAGGCGCGGCGGCCGTTGGCGTACCAGTAGTCAGCGCTGGGCCAGTTGGGGGCCTGCTGCATCCAGCAGATGTTCAGCCATATATCGGTGCTGGCACCGGGTTTGGCGCGCCACACGTCGAGCTTGTCGAAGAAGCCTTTGATTTGGGCTGCGGCACCGTCGAAGCGGTGTGGGTAGGAGCCGTCCTGTTGGGCAATGCCGTAGGTGGTGTGGGTCGGGTCCCAGATGGTGTCGTTCCAGCCGGACTCTTGGTAGAAGGTGGACATGATCGCCAGGCATTCGCTGCGGGTGTAGCTGCGCGCCTTGGCTTCGGCGATGGTGATTTGGGCGACTTGATCTTTTGTGGTCACCGTTTGCTCCCGAGGATTCCGCCGAGGACGGGGATGGAGCGCAGCGCGCCGTCGATGATGTCCATGACTTGCGCTGGCAGGTTGGTCAGGTCGGGGAGTTTCGCGACGATCTGATCATCCAAATCGGACAGATCGGGCAGGTTCTCGGTGATCCTGTCGGCGATTCGGTCAGCGATCCTGTCGGCGAGTGGTCCGAGCAATTTGAGCAGGATGATTCCGAGACGGTCCATGTCGGGGTTCCTTTCGGGCGCCTAGAGGCCTGCGACCGTCGCGCAGCCGCGGTTTGGGCATAGGCGGCATAGAAAAACCCCGCGCACCAAGTGGGTGGCGGGGCTTTTTCTGGGGTGGGTTTAGAAGTAGAACAGGGTGTCGCGTTCGATGAAGAAGTCGATGGCGGGGTTGCCTGTGGCGAACATCCAGGACAGGACACTGGTGAGTGCGATGCCTCCGAGGAGTCCGGTTCCGAGGGCCCCGGCTATGCGTTTCACAGTGCACCTGCTTGGCAGGGGCTTGGTCATGACAGTCTCCTTACCTTGACGCGGGACGTGTCGATCAGGTGCCTGCGACCTTGGTCGTCAGCGACAGTCAGGACGGTTCCTGTGGTGAAGAGGACTGTTGCGTTCCAGCCGGCGGGGCCGCGGGATTGAACGTGGATCTTCATGGCGGGTCACCAGGTGTCGGTGGTTTCGACGTGGTGGCGGCCGCCGCCGCAGTGGCGTACGCACTTGTAGATGTGTTTGGTGCCGTCCATCTTGGGTGTGCCGTCGGCGTGGGTGGCGTATGTCCAGTCGGCTCCTGCGCCGCCGCTGCCGGTGGCGCATGCGTGCTTGTAGATCTGCCCGTGGCCGGTGCCGTGATTCGCGCAGTGGGCGGGTGCGGCATCAGCGACTGCGGGTATTCCGAGTGCGAGTGCGGCGATTGCGAAGACAGTCGCGGTGGTGGTGCGTAGCATTGGTGGGCCTCCTGTTGGGGGTGGGCCGTCCGGCGGGGTTGGTTTCTCAGGCCTTCGCCCCGCCGGGCGGTGTCTCAAGTTGATGAACGCGAGTCTAACCGCGTTTGACCACGTGCACAAGTGTTTCTTTGAGATACACTCCTAGATGTGACAATCATCGACCGCATGATCGCCAACCGGCAGAAACGCGCAGCGACTATCGCCGAGCTTGATGCCGAACTGGCTGCCCTCGTCTACGAGGCGATGACTGTCCACGGCATCACGTGGCATGACATTGGCCGCGCCCTGAAGATTTCCAAGCAGCGTGTGTATCAACTCCGCGCTGCTGGTGACCCGAACCGTTAGCGAGTTATTCCCACTCGATCATGACGTAGCCGTCACCGCCGCTACCTGCGTTTGATCCGCCCGTGTTTATGGCTCCGGCGGTCCCCCCGCCGCCGTTCCCCGCGGGGCCGGAGCTGGTTCCGTTGCTACCGCCGCTGATGCTGTTGTCGTTGGACAGGACGCCTCCAGCCCCCCGACCGCCAGCGCCCGCACCGTTTGAACGGCTCTCCCCGCTAGTTGGGTTACTACCGCCGTTGCCGCCTTTGCCACCTGTATAGCCTGTTGCGGATATGCCGGAGATGCTGGTTGTACCGCCGGCCCCGCCGCTTCCGCTGGACGACGAGTTAGTTCCCCTCGCGCCTGCTGCCCCTCCGCTAGCCGTCAGGGAAACGCTGCCGGACGAGAACACAGTCGAGCCACCGGGAGCGCCGTCATTGCCGTTGGACGATCCCGCCGCCCGCGCTCCACCGGCTCCACCGAGGCCCCGGACGAGGGTATACGTCGAGCCGAGCGACGCGCGTGGAATCCAGACGCGGCCGATGTAGCCACCGCCGCCACCACCGCCGCCGCCGTAGCGGTAGCCGGAGTTGGATCTGCGGCCGGAGCCGCCGCCGCCGCCCGCACCGCCAAGGGTGACCCAGCAACCGGATGCGCCCTCGGGTACCGGCTCGTCGATCAGATCCTCGTAGCCGGGGTCTTCGCTGGAGATCGTGAACGGTTCGAACGACGGCCACACCTTGTCAAAGCTGGTCCCGTTCCACGTGTACAGCTCAGGGTTGACGAACGCCGACCCGTTCCACACCTTGAACGCGGTGGGGTCAACGAACGCTGTGCCGTTCCAAACTTTCACGGAACCACCACGTACAACACACCCGCCGTGCCGGTACCTGGAAGGGTGGTGCCCATCCACATCCCGGACGCGCTGCCGGATTTCTGCACCGACGAATCCGCTTTACCCAGTGAGGTTTGCACATCCGAAGCCAGCTTCGATTTCGCAATCGCCGCGCCGGCATTGATCTTCGCGTTGGTGATCGCACCGTCCTGAATCTTGGCCAGGGTCACCGAGTTGTCCAAGGGTGTCCGCTGGTCCGACAGGCGCGAATCATTACCAACACACACCGTGGAACCACTACTACCCACGGGGATGCGATTAATGCTCAGCGTGCCCGACACCACATCGGAAGCATCCACCTGAACATCCAACTCGTTGGTCGCGTAGTAGTCGACGATCTCGTGGATCTTGTTGTCCAACTCCGGCTGCAAAGCCTCCAGGGCTGCATCGTTATCCGCCGCGCCAGCAATAGCCGCGCCAGTAGAGGTGACATCGGTAACATCGGCCAAAACGTGGTCGTGGGCGAGGTCGGCCTTATCGTCCAGCCCCTCATGCGCCCCTTCGATACCGTCCTCGATGTGGTTGAGACGGTCCGCCGACAACGGGGTGTTCGTCGAGGGAACGTTCTCCCACGACTGCTTCGAATAAGCCATACCAAACCCCCTCCTAGGGTTGCGCCCGTAAACCCCTCGGCACCAGGCACGAATAACCGTCACCCGGAAGCACCGCGAGGGCGGTGTTGATCATTTCGGTGATCGCCGAAGACCGATCCAACACGGTCGCCGGGGGCTGCCCCTCGGCGGTGACCTCCCACCCGCCGACCACGCGGGCGGCCTGCACAATCAGTGTGCCGTCACGGTCAAACAAGCCCATCATGTCGTTGCCGAACGCGACGATCTGATGATCAGTTTTGATGTTCAAAACAGTTCCCCTATCCAGGATTTCAGGCGACTATGCGGGGCGTCACGGAGATGCTCGCGCCCGTACCGGACACCTCCACGTCGCCGTCGTCGAAAGCTTCCGAGCCGACGAAGGTGCCCGACGAGCTGGCCGACCAGATGCCGCCCTCCACGTAGGTGCCTGCTGCCACGGAGATTTCAACCTCGTCGCCGGTGTTGGTGCCCGTGGAGCCTGACGTCCACGACGTCTGCTCTCGCGCATATCCACCGCCCGTGGCTTCATTCGCCCCGGTGGTGCCAGCGGCTCCGGTATGCACACTGATCCAGTCACCGAGACTGGCGATGGCGTCCGATGCTGCTTTGTGAGTTGCGTTGGGAATGCCCATTGGAATCCTCCTTTTAGAGATCTATAAACACAGCCGCCCACGGGTTGTTCGTGGACGCTGACACTGAGCCCGACGTTGAGACGGTGTTGATGGCCAAGATGCCGCCGGTCTGCTTTATGTTGTATCGATTTGTGACACCGGTGAAGTTAGAGAATGTTGTCGTCGGGCCGCCCCCGTTGCCGCCAGAGAAAACCTGCAGCCCAACCGGGGCGGAAAGTGTGACCGACTGTGATGCGACAGACCCCGAACCCGTATTGACACTGGAAGATACTGACGCCCTCACATCGGTGAAGGAGATCGCGTTTACGATCATCCAGCCACTTCCGGATGCAACAGACACGGTTTCTGCCGATCCGCTGCCGCCCCCAGCTAACCTGTACACCGAAACTCCGCCATTTGCGGCACTGCTGTTGTGCGTAGCGGAGGTCACTAGGCTCATCGAAACCCCGCCGTAGGACACGGACCCCGAGAACGCCCCCGACCGGTCCTGGGTGATGACAACAAATACGTCCGCACCCGCTGCTGCCGTGAAGGAAAAGGTGGAGACGCTACCGAACCCGCCGACCCCTGTGCCGATGGCGTCGTATTGGGCCATCACGCCGTTGTTGCCCTCGCCGCCCATGCCGATGGCGAGTGTGAGTTCAATGCCGAACTCGCGGTAATACCGCTCCGCGCCGGACATTCCAACCTGCGGGGACAGTTCGATCCCGAAGCCCTTCGCGAACCCGAGTGCGGTACCCATGCCGACCTGCGGGTCCAGTTCGATACCGAACGACCGCGCAAACTTCGGCGCGGCCTCGAACCCCAAGCTTGGCGTGAACGACAACCCGAATCCGGGAGACTGCGCGCGTGGCGTCGGGAACAGCGACACCGACGGATACAAATCCTCCGACGGAAACACCGGCTCGAACGCCGCAGGCCCGCGCATCGCGATATACGGCGTGAGAACCAGACCGAACGAAGCCTTACTGTGGCTGGCCGCCCCCATCCCCAGCGAAATCGGCACCGACAGCCCGAAGCCCACGCGATTGTGGGCCACGGCGGCCATGCCCACCTCGGGAGTGAGGGTCACGCCGAACTCCAGCTTCGGCCCGCCGTAGTGGAATCCCACCTCGGGGGTGAGGGTGACGCCGAACGAGACGTGGGACTCAGCCCACCAGCCAACAGCCACGCTCATCCCCCAATCTGCAGATTCACCGCCATGCCCGACCACTTATTCGCCTTGGTCGAAGTTGCGTTAACCGTCCCCGTCTTGGTTGTGGTGTTCACGCACAACAACGGGTTGGTGCCCTCCTGCTTGGCGCGCAACCGGGCGCCCACGATCTGTTCAAGGTCATACGACGGGCCGCCACCCGCGCCCGCGCCGAACACCTGCAGTACCACACTTCCGCTATCCACCGTCACTGCCTGCGAATGCGCAGTGCCACTGCCATACGCGTAACTCGGTTCACCCACCGACGCCACATTCTTAAACGAGATGCCATAGGCGCTAACCCAACCCGGACCGGTCACCTTCAACGTGCGTGCCGCACCAGTTCCGGGGTTGTCCATGCGGAAAATAGCCAGGCCCCCATTCGCCGGATCGCCATTGTGCGAAACGGACCCGAGAAGTACACCGCCGGCGCCGCCATACGTGACCAACGGTGCTGAGCCCGCGCGGTCCCAAGCCACCACCGCGAACACCGTCGAACCCTCAGAGGCTTTGAATTGCAGCGACTTACTGCCAAAGCCCGCCAACGGAGCCGACACAACATCAAACCCAAGATCCACCGGGGCAGGCGGAACCGGCCAATTCTGATCATTCGTGATCGTCCCCGGATACAGATACTCCGCCACCCGCACCCAAATGCGGGTATAGCCCGCGGCCGGGGGGTTGGAGGTATTCGAGTTCTCGTGCAGCGTGAATGTCGCACCCGAGTCCCGCTCAAAGAAGAGCGTGGACGACCAGCCACCCGAGAACAAACCGGGATGGCCGAACCATGTACCGAACGACTCTATCCCGTACCCGTAGTAGTACTCGGAGGGAATGTAGAAACCGTTCGCGTACTGGTCCCACCCTGTGGAGTGCTTCCAGAATGTTGACAGCCACGCCTCATACGACTCCGGTGACAGGCCCATGGCGTTGTCCCGCAACGCTTCCGCGAACTTGGTGTAGTCGTTGATGTTCGTCGCCAACGCGCCGGCAGCGTCGAGGAAGTTCGGGTTGAACGTGTCAGCGATCGACGCTGGCGGTGGAACTGGACCGATCGGCGGCCAGGACGTTTCAGTCAACCCCAACGGGTCGATGATGTCTTCTTTGAAAATCTGCTTGATCGGCCGGTGTTCCGGGTCAACGATCTCCAGCACCATGCCGATCAGGGCGAAATTCGAGTTCGTGTACAGATAATCGGTGCCGGGATAGAAGTTTGACGGCCCCTTCATCGTTGACAGGAAGTCCTTCGCGCCCGTCCATGGCCACGTGGGGAACAGCGTGACCCAGAGCGCGTTGATACCCGCCGTGTACTCGGCGATCCCGGACCGCATGGACAGCATGTGGCCCATCGTGATCGCCGTGCCGTTCGGGATGCCCGGAACGTACTGCTCCAGCGTGTCATCCAGGGTGATCAACCCCTTGTCGACGGCCTGGAAGAACGCGATCGCGGTGAACATTTTCGTGGAGCTGCCCATGCGGAAGTGGTCATCCAACGTCAACGGGCGAACAGTGCCGCCCACGGTGGTGCCATACGCTTTCGCGTAATTGCCGCGCGGACCGGTGATCTGCAACATCACCCCCGGTTGGCCGGTTTCCGCCCTGGACTGCTCCACAATCAGATCCACCATCGCCTGATCCTCCGGCGACAACAAATCACCCGCAGCATGCGCGGGCGTGGTGAACTCGTAGGTATCCGACGGGTCCGACAACCAGCCAGCGTTGTCCACCGTCTTCACATAGAACTCGTAGGTGGTGTTCGACTTCAAACCGTTCGTCCCATACGGCGGCAGCACCGGGTCGGGATTCAACTGAACAAAATCACCAGGGGCGTCTTTCTCTTTCGCGTAAACGAAATAGCCTTTGATTGTCATACGTCAGTAGCTCCAGACCACGTGATCGTGATAGTGCTGAAAGTTGAATCGACCAGCTCCACCAACGTCGGAGCAGTGGGGGGCGTCAAATCCGGGTCAGGGTCAGGCAGCGGGTCGGGCCGGAAGAACACCCAGCCGCCACCAGGAGCGCCATTTCCGCCGGACTGAAAGGCCGCCAACGAGCCCTTGCCGCCGTTACCGGCACCACCAGCGGGCGCACCGTGGCCGCCCATGACCTTCTGGTCAACGCCGCCCACATAGTCCTGCTCGTTGAACGTGAACGTGCCCGGGCCTCGGCCAACAGGTTTCGACAGAAATCCTTCAGTGGTACCCGCCGAGCCGCCCTCGGCGACAATGGAATACGTGTCACCCCCGGGCGTGGAGATAGACAACGTGGTGTTACCGCCGGCCGCGCCGTCACCCGGACCGCCCACGCCACCAGCGCCCGGGTCGAGGGTGATGATGGCGTTGTCGCCGAAATGCTCACCGCGCACCCATGTGGTGGCGTTGAACTTCCCGGGCTGGCCTGCCTGACCGTTGATGCCCAACGCCCAGCCCTGCGCGCCACCACCACCGCCACCGACCGCAACCGGGTCGATGTAGTTCACCCAGTTCGGCACCGGGAACACCGTGGCCGCGGTACCAAGATAGATTTTCATCGGGTCGTGGTGATCACCGCCGGAACCCGTATCCACGGCGATACTCACCCACGGCACATCGCCCGAGCGGGTCACCGACGCCTTCACAATCGACGACGGCGGGCTATCCGGCGACGTGTTGTTTCTGGTGGCCGCCAGCGACACAATCTGCGACGTCGGATGATTCGGCAAGTCCGCCACACGGCCACGCACATAATGCGTACCGCCCACCGGGACAAGCTCATAGGCGTACGCCTCAGACGCCACCACGGGAACCGGGTCATCCAGCTCGTAGGAGATGAACTCCCCGGGCGCGGCCGTGCCGCCCAAAAGCCCCACGATGTTCGGGGAATGGTGCACCAGCGTCCAGTCGCCCGACGTCAAGTCGACCTTCCAGATGTTGACGTAGAACTCGGTGATCCCTGAAAGGCCGTAGCCGATCCACGACACCACGCCCAGCGGCATCGACTCTTCAATCAAGTCAACGCCGATGAGCGAATTGCCCTGCGTGGCCTCCAGCCACGTCGTGACATTCGACAGCGGGAAGTTGGACCGCTCCGACGGCAACAAACCACTATCGACGGGCTTGTTGGTCCTGATGCCAAGGATGTCCCACGAGAACAACCCCAAGCTGGCACGCGAGGCGATCTCCTGCAACACGTTGAACAGGTCCGCGATGCCCGCACCAATACCCGGAAGGCCTACCAGGCCACCGACAATGCTGTTGACGATGTTCTCGATGGTTTCCCGCAGATTCTCTGGCCCCAGCATGCCGGCGATCGACTCGGGGGAGATGTTGCGCAAAGCGTCGAACAAATCCTCCAGCGTGTTCTCAACGGTCTGCACGCCGCCGCGGATCGCCGACACCACCGTGTCAATCGTCAACTGCACCCGGGCCAACAAGGTTTGCAGAATCTCCGGAAGACCCTCGACCCACGACTGCTGAATAACGCCGGTCTGCTTGACCTCGGCGTCATCCCACCAGAACGTGCCCGCAGTGGCGTCTTCGGTCACCACGAACCGGGTTTGCACACCAGTCACCCCGGCGGGTACCCGATACTCCCCTGACAACTCCTTACCGGGCCACGCCAAATCTTGATCCTGCGGGGCGTACGCGTTCAAATCCACAGGGGCCTGTGCAACGCCGTCGATGTACGGCACCACCTGCAACCGGATCGGCGCGCCGGTACCCACATACCCCTCATGCGACACAAACACCCGGGCAGTGATTGTCTGGCCCTCGCTGACCGCGAAGAAATCCCCCGCATTCTGGCCCGAACGCAGCGCCTTCAACGTGCCGTCGGCAATAACCTTCCCCGCGCCCGTACCGTCACCGCTACGCGAATGCGACGGGTCCACCACCCAATCCGCATTGCTACCGACCGACCCCTCAGGGAACTTCGGTGCGGGCAGAATGTTCGGCGTCTGATTCGAGATGCCACCGATAGGCAGGATCGTCAACAGACTGGGCAGCAGATTCCGCAGCGGCGCAATGATGATGTTCACCAGCTGCACCGCAGCCTGGATGGGGTTAAAGCTCGGATCGTTGAAGTTGATCGACTGGAAGAAATTCCGGATGTTCGTGAAGAACTGGGTCAGTTCCTCAATCCCGCCACCAACAAGACCCGTGATCGCCTCGATGATGTCCCCGAGGATGGGGATGTTCAATGCCCAATCACGCAGCTGGTCGAACGACGCCTCACCAGGGATGAACACCCCAGCAACAGCGCGCACCACCCACGCCAAAAACTGTTCAATGAACTGCTCACCAATCTCAAGCAGCTGCTGAACAGTGAACGGACGCTGCCACTGCAACGCCGACTGCTCCGGGTGAATACCCGGCTCAGACGGCACCGCATGCGCCCACTCCGGCAACGGATCAAACGATGACGTCATGACAGCGGAAGAACCTCAACCGAAAACATCGACGTGGAAGCGGAAGTCGTGTACGTCACCGACCCCGCCCGCCTCTCGCACCGGAAATAGATCGTCGCCGGTGTACCAGCCGGCACACGGTCAAACCCATCAGAAGAACCAGCCGCAGGACCAGGAACCAACACCAGCCGCTCCGACTGCGCCACACCCGGGCACCGGCCGATCACGTTGCCGCCAGTCTCACCGTTCAACCGGGCCACCAAATCAACCCGCACATCCGCGCCCTCACCCGTGACCACCGTGTAACCCTGCACACGCGGCCGCCAATCAAACGGCTGCGCAGGAATCGACACCTGAGCCAACGTCGAGTTCGCGTTACCCGATGCAGTGTTGTTGATCGACGCCGGAACATACCGGTCCCCCACACGCTGCGCCGCCAACACAAACCCATCAGCAGTCGAATTCACCACCGGCACCTGACCCGCAACCGGCGACGGATCAACATCCGTCGGGTCCCACACCGCCTCACCATCCGCGCCCTTCGCGCCAGCGTGCAGCGCCAGGTTCAACCGGTACACACCCGGCGTGGATGTTCCAGGTGGCGTGATCTCAGTGAACGACGCCTCCGCCGGGGTTGGATCGTCCGGGTCCAGCTCCGTCAGATTCACCGTCGTATCGAACGTGGCCGGCACACCCGGATCACCCTTCTCGATCGCGGGCACACCAACACCGATACCGCCCTGCGGACGCAACTGAAGGATCGCCGCACCCGCCGTAGGATCGACAGGAATCTCCACGATCCCCTCAAACAAATAGTGAGTCCCAGCAGGATTCAAAGGCCACGACATAAGGCACGCTCCATTCACATTGGGCGAGTTACAGAAAGAAAGGACGACCGCTGCTTATCCCTGAGGTGACAGCGTGAGGACCGACAACGTTTCAAAAATCCCCGTGATGAACCGCTGATGCTTCGCCAACGGGGCCTCCGACTTGCGTCCATCCCCCAACTGCGCGATCACCTTCCGCTCATCCGGGGAAACCCGCCACATGACGTTTTCGATGTAGTCAGTCACCATTCGGGTACGTGACATGAACACCAGCGACATCAGGCCGCCGCGAAAAACGTCCCGACCCAACGCATACTGGGCACCGTTGCGGAACTGCACCGTCGCCGTCGTCTTGCCCTGCGAATCAAACAAGGCGTTGATGAATGCGAACACCGTTTCGATGTTGTACGGCGCTGAGGCTGTCGGATAGAACCGCTCGATCGCCGGATGGTACGGGCCAACTTCGTCACGGCGGTCGTAATGCTGAATCAACTGGAACGCCAGGAAGCTGTTGTTCAGGAACCCCGACAGCAGATCGGACGGTATGCCGGTGAATCCAACAACGATCATCAGCGAGTCGATTAGCCATGCGAAGGTGGCATTCATCAAGTCGTTCAACCACTTTGGGCTACGGCCACCAATAATGTGCTGCCAACCCTCAGGTGTGTGGTCGGTGATCGTGCACGCATCGATGCCGGTGTCCTCACCCGGCTCGGGGGCCACGAAATAGGCGTATGGCTGCTCGAAATCCACACCCAACGCGGGCGCATAAAACACGCCGTCCATGCCGGGAACCTGCTTGATGACAGGTTTGAAGATGTCCCCCAGCGACCCGCCAAGGTCAATCGTGGTGCGCAGCACCGAATCGAGCACGGTTTTCGTCGGGCCAGTGATCTGCGACCGGTCCACTGTGGAAAACACGTAGGTAGGCTGGTCCAGGTTCGCCCACCTGTCAGGCTGCGGATCACCTGGAAGCCACAAATCCATGCGGGTATCCACACCGTACGATTGGGTAACGTCCTTGATGACGGCCTGAACGGTTTCCATCCGCACTGTGCGAGCCACCATCGGCGACGTGTCCAGCAGTGGATTGGTGCGTGACACATACACCGGGGTTCGCAGCATGCGTGTGAACGCCTGCACCGACAACCCGTCACGCGACAGGGCTTGCAGCACAGTGCCGAACCACGCCCGGATATCCGGATTTAACGACAGGCCGTTGTTGATGAACTCCAGCCACCCGGACTGCAACCGCAGAGCGCATTCTGCGACCATGTTCTCCACGACGGTTTGCAACGCCCACACGAAGACCGCGTGCGAGAACGGCTGTGCCTGAATCGGCAGCCACCACGACGGCCAAATCACGTAGTAATTGAGGAGGTCGCGGATACCGCGCAGTTCAGCGGTGCCGGTCCATGCGCTGTCACGGTACTCGAAGGTGTGGTTCTTCGTGTAGAACGCATACCGCAAACCAGCGGTCTCGACGATGACACCTACCATCGTCTTTTTGCAGTCCATGAACAAAGGGATGAGAGGGCTGTTCCCTTTGAGTACGATCCGCCCTGTTTCCACATCATTGCGCGGGTCAGCACCCGACGCCTCGATCAAATCGCCACCAACCGCGCCCATCGGCTGCCAAAACTTGTCGCATACCGTGAACCGGAACGACGTGTCTACCTTCGATTTGCGTTCTGTCAACGCCCGCGCGGTTCGTGCGATCCTGTTGGGGTCGCCGGACTGGAGGGCGGATTGCCATGCGGCGGTTTCGCGTTCAAACTTCGACAACTGTCATCCCCTCCTTTCCTGGTTCACAGGCGCGCCACAAATTCACCCCTCACCGAGGTATCGGCCAGGGCTTGCCACTCCAGGGGCTACATCGGGTAGCGGCGCAACGGCGTCCCCGAAAGAATCACCTTCGAGTCAGCGTTGCCACCAACAATTTCTGTCTTCACAAAGAACTGCTGCGCCGGTTCGCCGGGCGACTTCGCGGGGATCGCCGCGTTCTCACTGAACCGCCCCGACAGGTACTTGTAGAAGTTGCCCTGCGGGGGAACAATCCCGAACATTGAACCGATCTGATCGGTGAATGCGTTCCGTTCCGAGAAGAACGTCAGCAGTGTCTTCACCGCCTGTTGGAAGATGTTCAGCTCCTGCGGCGACGGCGGAACCGACGTCAAATCCTGCACAAGCGTGGTCTGCGAACGCGGATCAGTACGTAGGAACACAATCTGATTCGGCAGCAGCGGACCAAACTCCACATACTCATCCGCACCCGGGCCGTCGTACAACCGGAACGTGCCCGGACCGAACAGGGTGGCATCCCAATACATCGGCTGGTCACCAACGTTCACCATCGGCACAAAACCTGATTGGGTGACGTTCGCGTTGTCGCCCGCGGAGACCTTACGCACCGGAGCTGGTGTCGCCTGGGTGATCAACGCCCCACCGGCCTGCATACCGAACCCGATGCCCCGATAGTCCGGCCCGAGTTCACTACCGGTGCCGGTTTCCTTGTGCGACAGGATCGGCAACCCGTTGCGCAACACCTTGAATACGCGGGGATTACCCTCATACCCGGCTACCAGGGTGAACTTCTCCCCGATCAGCGGGGCCACCAGCAGCGGCCGTTGGAACATCACTGTCTGCGAGAAGTTGTTGAACCTCGACAGTTTGATCCAGTTGCCCTGCACCCGCATGCGGACACCGTTACCGTCCCAGTCGCCGTTGCTGTCGCGACCCATGCGCGCCCACAGATCGTTCGCCCCACTATCAGGGACACTCCACTCCTGAAACCCACCAAGCACCATCGACACAACCTGGTTGTCGGTGTCAGTGTCAAAGTCCTTGTACGGGCCGCACACCACTTCTCGGGTCCCGGTGGTCAGAGGATCATCCGGATCGTCCCGCCACCTCGCCTGGTCACCATTGGCGTAGATGTATCCGCCGCCGTCACCTTCGTAGTACAGCGGCCAATCCGCGCCGAGGTCCTGACTGCTCGTGGTGTCGTAGTTGAACGTGTCGGTCATCGACTCGTAGTCGAACTGGAAACTCGCCGTGTAGTCGTACGTCCGCCAGAACCCCGAATCGGCCCGCAAACGAAGACTTTCACGCTGCCGCTTCCCGATCTCCAACCGTGCTTGCGGCGCGCCTTGGAACCACCGGACCGGCGCCCACCAATGACCCATGTCGTGGGTGAGGAAGTTCAACGTCGATTCCTGTTTGGCGTCGATCGACGCGATCAGATCCCGGTAGACGCGGCGCGTCCACTTCGGCGACCGGCCACGGCACTCCACACCCATCTCAACTTCGATCGGGTCGTAGAGAGCATCAATATTGGTGATGCCATCCTCGGTAGCACCCTTCTGGTCGATGTGCTTCCACGGCGGGATCAACCCCTTGAGTGATGTGAGGTGCACCATCTCCGGGGCTACAACCCGGTCAGGGACCGCCATCCCGCCCATCATGTGGAAAGTGATCGACTCGTCGTAGGCGTCGAGCCACATCATCGGCTTTTCACCCTTGGCGAGGTCATACCATCCGTGCGGGGTTACACCAGTGGCGGGGTAATGCTTCTTAGCCATTTACCCTCCCGGCATGACGTACTGGTTTTGCAGGTGATACGCGATGTCGCGGCCTGTGCCGTCTTCGGTGGCGCGCTGGTTGTTGACCGTGATGTTCGTGTCGCCACCCTGGTTGACTTGGGTTTGACCCTGGCCTGTGGCCTGTGGGTCGATGTCCTTGCGCTGCTGGGATGCTTGGCCGGCCAGGTTCGGCAACGCCGGGGCCGCACCAGCCAAACCACCCGCAATGCGGGTGATCCAGTTGTTGTTCGCCAAATCCGAACCACCCGTGGGCAAGAACGTTTCCATCAACCCTTGGGCGCCGATCGCGGCGACCTGGCCGCCGTACTCGATGGCACGGTTGATCAGCTTCACCCCGGTCTGAGCGGCCTGACCCGCGCCGGGAGCCATCGCGTCCAGCGCCATCCCGCCGGCCTGCACCGCCATCCCGAGCGCACCGCCACCGTCCATGCCGATCCCACCGGAACCGGACCCGGCATACGGTGCGACGTTCGCGCCGATGTTGGTGGTGTTTGTTGGGCCACCAGTGAACAGGCCTTGCGGTGCACCAGCAGCCATCGGGCCGCCACCACCACCCGTGGTGGGCAGCGGGGCAGGATTCGGCGCCCACGCACCCGACGACACCGGAGCCGCCGGGTTATTCAACGCAGGGTCAGTGTTCTGAGGGCTGTACAACCCCGGCGCGCTAGCTGACGCTGCTGACCCGCCAGGAACCGACGTCACCGGACGGTAATACCGCGACGTCAACGACGGATCATCCGCGCCCGTGCCGCCGATACCACGCCGCGCGGCAGCGGAATCGCTGCCCCAGTTGAACGGCGTACCACCAGGCAGCGTCGCCTGCATGTGACCACTGTTGAACGCGACCCGGAAATCGCCAGGCCCACCCGACCCCGGCACAAACCCTCGGGACTGCAACCACTGATCAGCGTTATGCGTGGACAGCGACCTACCCTCGGTGGACCTGCCATCGAGAATGTTGACCAGATCCTCCACAGCGCTGGAACAGTCACCCAAACCCTGCGTGAGGTCGGCCGCTTGGACTTGCGCGTACCGGCCCGCCGGAACGTTGGCGAGTAGCGCCGCGTCACCGGGATAGGCACCGATCGGCGTCATGGACACACCGGTCGCACCGGCGGACGGGTAGGAGCCCCGGTCATACTGGTTGTTCTGGTACTGCGGCCCGAACACACCCTGCGCGCCGAGCACACCCATCAACCCGTGCCCACCCTGGGTCGGGTTATAGGCCGAAATGGCCTGCAACTGCCCCAACAACGGTGCCGCAGCGAGGTTCGCCACGAACTTCGTGATGTTCTCCGCGATCCCCGCCAAACCCTTCGAGATACCGAAATCCTGATCAAGCTGGGCACCGATCTGCCCCAAATCCTTGACATGCTTGTCGGTTTGCTTCGTCAGCTTCTCGTACTGATTCGCGCGGGCATCACTCATGCGCATCTCGGCGGCCTGAAGGTCGCGTTCAGCTTCGATCACATCGTTGCGGGCCTTGAGGCGGTCCTGCTCGGTGGCTTCGGTGGACTGCTCCAATTGGGCGGCGCGGGCACGCTTCTCCGCCAGTTTGTGACGCGCATCCAGATACGACGACTCAGCGGAGAACACGGCCGCGTCGGGTGGCATACCAGCAATCCCCGGCGGCAACGTCGTGTCATACGGCAACACAGGCGCATCCGGCAACTTCGGGCCAGAACCACTACCACCATCAGCAGCCCCCACCGCGCCCGGGAACAGATCAGCCAACGGGCCATCCGCGGGTGCCCCATCCGAACCAGGCGCGCCGCCACCACGACGCCCGCGGCGATCCTCCACGGAAACATCCAATGGAACCTGACCGGGAAGGTTACCGAACGGGGACGCTGGACCGTTCGAGTTCGTACCCACAAGCCCTGGAATCGGAATGCCGCCAACCGTTGGCGTGCCAGGTCCAGACCCGCCGCCGAGCTGAGGAAGCGGAGACGGCTGCGGATCAACCCCCGTGCCGCCCTGAATGTTGCGGTCCCACCACTCACGGGCCCTGCGACCCAACTGATCCGGCGTATTCGTATGATTCCAGCTATCCGCACCTGGAATCGCGTCCTGAATGGCCTGTTCAATCTCAGGGCCGTTCTGCGCAACCAGGAACGCCAACCACGCCGGCACCGCCACCCGCGACAGCGCAGCAGAGATTCCCTTAGCCGACTTATCGGCAGTCGCGGGAAGACCAGCCAGGGTAGTGCTCACTGTTGAAAGGGATTGCGTCAACGCGGTAACACCAGCGATCGACTTCCACGCCACGAACGCGGTCACTACATCACCAACGCTGATACCGATCCGGTCCAGCATTTCGACCACACTCGACAGCGCATCCCACAGATCCTGCGCAGTCTCGACCGCACCCTCGAACGCATCCTTGATGTCGTCCTTGTGGGCAACGATCCACGCGTTCAAGTCATTCAACTTGTCGGTCACGTTGTTGATCGACTTCGCCAACGCCCCGGGACCCTCAGTAGTGTCCAGCGGGTCACCGAACAACGCCGAAATGAAGTTCGCCCCAACACGGCCCACGGCGGCGTTCATGTTCGACAAGGCGCCGTCAACGGTGTCGGCCAGCTTCTTCGACATGCCACCGAACTGGCCCTCAATCGCCTGCACAAGCATGCCGAACGAAATCGTGCCGTCCTTCGACATCTTCTGAATCTCGGCGCTCGTCAGGCCGAACTCTTTCTGCAACGCCGCCTGAACATTGATGCCACGCTCATTGAGCTGCAACATTTCTTCGGCCTGCAGCTTGCCCTTGTTGAACACCTGGTTGAAGATGACGGCCAGGTCGCCGAACTTCTGGCCAGATGCACCCGCAGCGTCCGCGATCGCCGTCAACGCCGCCTGCAACGGGCGGCCCTGCTTCACCCCACCGGCAAGGAACTGAGTAGCCGCTTTCGCCGCCTCATCCAACGCGATCGGAGTACCAACAACCACCTCGTTAATATCCGACATGATCGTCTTAACCTGCTCGGCGCTGTTCCCCATCGCGGCAAGACGATGCGACGTCGCATCAAGAGACTTGTACCTGTCGAAACCCTTGAACAGGGCAACACCGGCGGCGCCGATGATGCCTGTCGCGGCGGCCGTGAACGCGGTACCCAACGCGCGGCCAGCCAACGCGCCAGCCTTCGACGCCGCACCCTCATACCCCGACAGTGCAGACGAAAACCGGCCCGCCACAGGCAACGACGACACCAAAGACGAACTGAACGACGACCCAAACCCCCGGCCCGCCGACACACCATTCGCCGCGAACCCATCCACAATGCGAGAACCCGCAGCCTTCGTCGCACGATCAACCTCACGCGACAACTGCTCACCAGCATTACGCCCAGCGGCAGCAGCTTCCTTGGTGACGTTCTCGCCGATCGCACGGCCAGCAGCCGAACCGCCACGAGCACCAGCAGCGGCCATCTCACGCTCAATGTTCTTCGCCGCCACCGCAGCAGCACGCTCATCAAGACGAGAAATAATGTCCACGTAGATCGGCATCAGACACTCACCTCCCGTCACCAGCCGAACAGATCGGCCTCAACCTCACGCTGCAACTCGTGCGCCTCAACCGACGCTTTCGCTTTCTCCAACCGATCAACCGGGTCCTCGAAAGCGAACGGCTCATACGCCGCTTTACGGCTCTTCGATGCATGGAATGACGCCCTGAACCGGGCTATCTCGTTGTATGTTTCCGCCGCGATCAACTCCGACTCAGACCAGCGGCCCCCGCGAACAGCCCGCGCCACCGCACCATCAACCGGCGCGAAATCCACATACAACTCCCGAACATGTTCTTCAGGATTGTCCACGAACCGCACCCCGAACAGGTCCAGCAACTCCAAGCTGGACAGCCTGCCCTGATGCCAATCGGCGACGCTCAGCCCGAAGAAGCGCCGCAGGTCACTCGCTATCTGCCTCGGGTACAGTCTCCAGAACCACTGAGCTTCCATCACTTTTCGAGTCGGACTCAGCTCGTTCCGCGATCGTGAAGCCCTGCTCGGTCCACGCCCGCCACACATCCCGGGCGCCAGCAGCACGACCGTTGATCTTCTTCGACCGCAGGACCTCGTAGTTGTCCATGCCCAGCACGACCTGAACGATCCGCACCTCACGCGGCGGCGACACACGCTTACCGTCCTTGTAGTACGGGGGACCTTTCACCGCGCCGGGACGGGTCTCCGCAGGCAACACCATCTCGTTGCCGTCACGGTCCTTCACCGTCTGCTCCGGGATGTACAGGTCCGGCTCCCGGTCATAGGTTTCGATCTCTTCGAGATACGCCTCGTAGGCTTCCAGCGCATCATCGTCGAGCATCCGCAAGTTGGGGTGCGGGGGGATCGTCATGGTGGTGCCGTCGTCGAACTGAAGGACACGATCAGCGAATGGTGAGTCGAACTCGGTGGCCTGTTCACGCGCGGCGGCACCATTGTTTTCAGGTTTCTTCACAGACATCAGGGGCTTCCTTAAAAAGGGGGGGCTTCGGGGTTGAGGGGTTGGGCTGGCTTTATGTGGGTGCCTGCCGGGTGGGTGCCAGCCCCAAACCAACCCACCCGGCAGGACGATTCACCGGCTAGCTGCCGTCCGAGTACTGCTCAGCCCAGCCCGGGCCACCCATCCACACATAGAAGTAGCCGGGAACCAGAGCGATCGTTCCCGCCGGGTCGGGCCGCATGAAGTACTCATTCGGCAACACCTTGTACGTCAGGTCCGCCGTGTCCGGGTCGGTCTTGGAACGCTGCTTCGACGCCTGGTCGTCCAGCTTCACCGCCGGGTAACCCTCAGCGCGGTAAATGAACCCGCCGGAAGTGCGGCGCGCGTACAGCAGCAGCAGCTGATACTCCGCCGAGTCAGCGTCCAGCAGCGGACCCTCACCGTAGTCAGGGGTACCCGGAAGAGCCACCAGCGGATTACCGGCGTTGTCGCACAACGGCAACTCCGACTCCAGCCGGTGAATCAGCGGATCAGCAGTACCGAGCGCCACGAACCGCACCGAGTACGACTTTTCCGTCACCTCAGAATCGACCGGGAACTTCGACTGCAACACCATCAGATCGTCAGAGGTGACATCCGGTTCACGCTCCGCGCCACCATCTTCGGGGTTGCATCCGATGTGCCACCAACCCTCATTCGGGTCAGTGTTGTACTCGTACTTGCCGTTCACCTTCCGGCGAATGAACAGGTCATCGCGAAGCTTGCCGTCCTGCGCGAACGGCGACCACTTCACCGTCACGCAATCATCCTCGAACGGCGACATGTCAGTCGCGGCACCACGATTGTCGCGGATGAACACCGCCTGCAGGCCACCACGCTCGATGAACGGCTTGTGAATGTCAGTGAATCCGCCGGCGCTCCAGTCGGTGCCGGTCAATGGCTGCGTCATAGGGACGCTCCTCTCATTTTGGATAAGGGACCGGATTGCGAAAATTTCCGGCGAACAAAAAGGGACCCGGCACTATCCGCCAGGCCCCTTGTCAGGGCTGAAACTTCAACTAGATGTACTGAACACCGATCTCGTAGCGGCCCACATGCCGCACCAAGTGGCCGTCGTCGTCATACTCGACGAGGACCGGTTTCATCAGCACACGCGCATAGTCGATACGCGCCACCACACCACCGCCGACCGGTATCTCCGTCAGCGGGTTAACGACGAGCTCCAGCATTCGTTGGTGCGTCAACTCGGCCTCATTCTCGGCGGCCTCATCAGACGCGGCGAACGTATGCACCGACACGACAGCCACATCGCTGCCTTCCTCGGGAACATCACGCCCATCGACGCGGCGAACCACACGGTGCGGCAACGGATCACCCGACAAACGGCGAGTAGAAACCTTCCCCAAAGGGGACAGCCACGCCACCAACACACGGTGGATACTCGGCGCTGAATCAGTCGCCATACGCGTTGCCGCCGAACTGTTTAGCTGTCTTCTGGGCAGGCGCGTACTCGTCGTTGTGCGCCGACCCGAACTCCACGAGATGCGCTTGCGGATCAGTCGCGCCGACCTTCCCGCGACCCTTGTTCGTGGAACGTTCCGTCACCTGAACAGAATCACGGTAAGCGCCGGTGCCCACGGGAGAATTGTTCTTCCACGCGTCAACAACCTCGTCCATGAACTCGTTGACGCCCTGATTCACCTCAGGCAGTTTGTCGAAATCGTCCAGCCGCACACCGAACTTCGCTAAAGGGTTCTTCCTCGTTGGACCGTTCGCCACGATTCATCACACCTTCCGCAGCTCCGCCACCAAACCCGGCGCCCAACCGTGAAAACCCATGTTCCAGTCACGAACCGCAACCACATCGAACACATCTGACCCGTACCCCACACGGTCTTTCACCTTCACCGGCGAACCGGGCGGCAAGTACAGGTCCACATCGATCGTTTCGGTTTCCACAATCGAATACGTCCCTACCACCTGCACATGCGGGGCGAGTTGGATCACTGGAACAGACACCCCGGCACCGAACTGGGGAACCGTGTTCCCCAAACCATCCGACGAGTCACCGACGTGTGGATAGTGCGTCACCGTGTACGCGGTTGGAAACGTCACGGCATGTACCTGTCGGAACCCAGCGGGATGCTGTTCATCGATATGCGGTATGGCCGCAGACGCAGTTTGAGCGCGTTCGTAAGATACAAGTTTGACGAATCACCGCCCCACTTGAACGAGTACGGGCCAGCAGATGCGGTTGTGCCTTCGGGGTATGGCGATTGAGGTGCAGTGAGGGCGGTAGCGGCGATTTGCGCCACCACCCTCACCACAGCACCAGGAATCACGTCAGGAATCGACTCCCACCCGAGGTATCCGACAACGAGATCGGATGCCTCTTCGAGGAGAAGACCTGCACGAGTGGCTTCGTCCGGCGTCAGTTCACGCCCGAGAACCAACTCCAGGTCATCGATATCCGCCAGTGACATTCGCTATCGCCTTAGCTGCCATCCGGGACGACAGCGCCGACGGGCGTCTTGTTGTCGCCGACCGCGGTCGCGCCGTTGCCGAGCACGTACGCGAAGCGGGCCTTCAACCGGAGAGCGATCATGTCACGCTCAGCGAGGTTGATCGATCCGACCGTGGCCTGATCGAGGAACTTCACGGTGATGTCCTGACGGACACCGATCCGAACTCGCGAGGAATCCACCACCAGAGCCTCAGCGACACCGACAGGCCACGCACCGTTGGCGTTGAAGTAGGTACCGAACCCGTTGAACGACTCATCACGGAAGATCGGGTTACCGTTCGCGTCACGAAGGTTCGCCACGTCGAAACGGAATCCCAGGCTGGCGAGCAGCGTGTCAGGCATGTACCCGGCTGCCGCGACCGCCTTCGACGCCCGGTTGATGCAGCCGATCAGGTCGTCTTCGTTCGCGTCACCCGGAACGATCGTGTAGTCCTGGTTTGCCGCGACAGCCGCCGGGAGCAGCGCGGGCGACACCCACGACGACGGCTTGTCGGTGCCGAAGATGACAGCCTGATCGAGCTTCTTACCGATCGCCTGGCCGCCAAGAGCCGCGATCTCTTCCAGAAGCGAGGTCGATGCGTCATCAACCACGTTCTCGTGAACGGGAATGATGACCGCGACTTCCTCAGCGACCAGGGTCCGGTCGGCCCACGTCGCCTCAGACGTCGGCTTCACACCCTCAGGTTCGGTCGCGGACTCCGACACCCACGAAGCGCCAGGCAGGGTCGCCAGGACGGGCAGGTGAGTGGTCTTGGTGCCCATGTTGACAGTCGGGAACGCCTGCAACACAGTCGATCCCTTCTTCGCGGACGCCAGGAGGTCGTTTGCGTAGGCCTCCTGGATGAGGGTCGCGACCTCGGAACGTGAAATGTCAGCCATGATGGCCTTCCTTTCATGGTTTTCCGCCGAGGCCGATCCTCGAACGGGTTTCGATGGTTGGGTTAACCGCCGGCCCGCATCCGACGCAGAGCTTCAGCTGCTGCTGCTTTCGGGTCCAGGTCTGCGGTCTCAGTGCCTGTTGTTCCTGATTTCAGGTTCTTTGCAGGCGGTTTGAGCTTTGGGGCTTGCTGTTGCAATTGCTGATCACGCCATGCGATCAGCTGATCAGCGGAGGCTTCCAGTTCCTCTTTGGTGCTACCCGTGAGGCTGGCCGCTGGGACACCTTTCTCAGCCGCCACTGACGTCACGAGAAGGTCGCGTTCTGCCTTTTCCGCCCGTGAGCTGACTGATTGCAGCTGCTCGGTGAGTTTCTGCAACTCGGTCTTCTCGCCCTCGCGGATTTTGTCCAGCTCTTCGGCTTTCGACTTCAGGTCGTCGTAATCGGAGAATTTGCTTCGTTCGCGTGCGATTCGCTGCTGGATGATCCGATCGAACTCGTCCTGAGATGTGATGGGTTTGAACGAGCTCTGCTGTTCGTCCCCGTTTCCGGGTTGGGTTGTTGCGCCGTCTTCGACGGTGTTTTCAGCCTCTTCGGGCATGGTGATATAACCTCCGCGTTATTGGAGTGGCCCGACCATTTCTGATAGCGCAGGTCGTCCGCGCCTTCGCCTGAAGTGTCAGGCTGAAGTCATGCGCCGTAGAACGGCTTTCGTGTCGATCGCGCCGTGGGCGCCTTTCGTCTCTCCGTCCTCGCGGGCGGCGGTGACGGCGTTTTGGTAGTCGTCTTCCCATTTGTCCACATACGGTGGAGGCTCGTATGACTGGCCCGGGCGGACTGGGACGGCGATGCAGCGGCAGTGGTCGTGGTACTTGGTTGATGCCCCGGCTGATTCTCTGGACCAGTACACTGCGCCGCGTGTGGCGAGCATCCGGCAGAACGGGCATGCTGTAGCCGACGCGTAGCGTGCCCATCTGGTCCTAGCTGGAAATGGCGATCCAGCGGCGGCGATTTCGTTCTCTAGGTTGGCAAGAACTGTTTCCCGCGAGGCGTCGAACACCATCCGCTGTGTAGACCCTGCGAGCCGGTCCAGTGGAGAGGCTTCTCCGGGGGCGTGGAACGCCCACGACACCGTTTTCTGAATGCGGTCTTCTGGTATCGGTTCGATGACCGGTGACGCCTTATAGGGCAGCTGCGGCGCGGTTTCGGTGTACCACTGCGCTGTGACCATCGACGCTGCCGACAGTTGCGGAGCTACAAGTTCAGGCAACGCAGCAGAGACAATCCGATCGAACTCCGCAATGTCAGAGTATGACCGCCACAGTTGCACGAGCTGAGATGTGTTCAGCGTCGCCAAGTCCGATAGAACCTGCTGCAAAGCGTCGGCGTCAGTCGGACTGGGCAACTGTCCTACCTGCTATATCCCCCACCTGGGGATCACGCTGAGCCGTTGCCGCTCCTTGCCTGATGCTCGACACCAGATCAACAACAGTGGACTGCTGAATTGAATCCTTGATCGCCTTGATCTGCTGCTGCGACAACCCAGGAACCAAATGAACCACATCCCGCAACTGCACACCAGCCGCGACAAGCTTCGTAATCCCATCGACGACAGCGCCGAACGCACGAGCCTCAGTGTCCCGCCAAACCACCTCAGCACCAGAATCAGCCGCAGTCTCCTCATCGCCATCAATCTCGGCAGCCAGACGTAAAACCTGCTCCCACGACTCACCGAAACTGTCCCGCTTAGCCTGCAACTTCCGCTGCTGATTCGCCTCAGCAGCCGCCAAAGCCTCAGCGGACATATTCACCATCTTGCCCGTCACCTGAGCCGGCGAAATCTGCGCCCGCATCGCAACATGCTGGATCATCTCATCCAGAATGTCGTTGTACTGACCCGTATCCGCAGCAGGAAGCGCCTTCGCGTCAACGTCTTCATCCTCAAACGCCCACACACGCTTAGCGGACGCCGCTAGAATCTCACTAGGCGATGCCGTCCACCCTGTGATCACCTTCTGGGGGAACGCCCCGAACCGCGAAACCACCAGACGATCAAAATTCACCGAATTGATCGCCTGCTGATCACGAATCAACGGTGCCACCTCGCCAACAATCGCACCGTCAGCATCACGACCATTGACGAACCGCACCACAGGGCACACACGCTCGCCACCATAAGTAGCGCCATGCGGCACTGGATCACCATCGACCACAACACTGATCGGATGAGAAGCGCTCCGAAGCGTCGGATCAGACTCCGACACCTCACCCAGATCAAGGTCATAGGCGAACTCGTCGTCATACAAGCGGCCACGGCGACGCAACTTCGCATCAACCTGAGTGACCCACATCTCCAACGCATACTGCGGCCACTCATCAGCAACAGGATCGACATACGCCGTCAGAATCTGCTTCGGAGACCGAGGCGACAACATCGGACCATTTGGGCCAGCAGTCACCGTCATGTACGACGCCCCGTACGTCAAGGCAGGAACATATACCGACGACTGGCGAGCATCCATCCGGTTCGCCTGCCAAATTCGCCACGCAGGATCGTTATCCTGCGCATCCGCAGACCGATACCCGGTCACCGACAGATTCTGGGCGAACGAATCTACAACCAAACCTAGAACGTTCTTCACTGACAGCCGAGCTAGATCTTTGATCTCCTGCTCCGCCGACTCCGGAACCTCTGGAACCCCACGGATACCCTTCGCGTAGTCGCCGATACGGTCCAGCCATGAACGCTCGGAGAGGTGAATCTGCCACATTGCGGCGATCACATCGCGTATCTCGCGATCATCAAGCATCGCAGCTACACCTCCCTTCCGTAGTTAGGTCACCAAAACCTCAGGCGAACGATGCGCCCCCAGAACTGCGCGGCTTCGACGTCACCGCCGCGTACACCGCCGCCGACATCGCTATCGCAGGGCCAATATCAAACGACTCAGCACGCGGCATCATCATCCACCCGCCGGACGGACGATCCTTACGCGTAGCCCCACGCACCGCCACATCAAGCTCAGCCTGGCCGCCATGCGTCAAACGGCCCTGATCAACAAGACTCACCCACAACGCATTGCCAGCGACCGACTCGTTAGACGAATACACCGAAGACTTAAACTTCAGTTGCTTCAGCTTCTCGCCCAACGCTTTCGCCGCACCAACCGAATCATGCTTGATCGGCGTTTTCCGAGACGCGTACGCGCGCAGGAAATCCACCGCCTCAACCTCAGACTGCGTGCCAAGAGCGATCTCGACATGCACCCCATCGTCGATACCAGACCAGCACGCAACAATCCAGAACCATCCGGACCTGGTTGCACTAACCCCGAACGCTGAAACGTCACCAAGATCGTCCACGTCGCAGCACAGCGACCGCCACTGGTCGCCCGGAACAACCGACGAAACCTCGTTCGTCTTATCCCAAATCCCGAACACCTCACGGCGAACATCCTCCGGAGACATGTTCTCCACCAGACGCTCAATCGCCGACTTACCAACACGATGCCCGAACGACGGATTAGCCTCAGCCAACCGATCCCAGAAACCCGGCGCATCAATATCGGCCACAACATCATCGGGAGACTCCGGAGCGAACTCCACATACACACCCTTGAACGGGCGGCGCTTCTTCTGCTCCAGCGCACGATCACGACGACGCTTGAACGCATCATGCACACCCAACGCAACCTCTTGCGGCCGCGGCGGCGTACCCATAAAGAACGCCAAACCAATCTCGGAGACGTTCATCGCGGCGAGCATGTCCGTCAGTGCCGACTCCTTCAAGTTCTGACACTCGTCATACACCTGAATATCAACTTCCGAGAAGCCACGACCGAAACCCTGAGCCCGGGCGCCGAACAAAATCCGTGACCCGTTCGCGAAGTGAACACCCCGATTGTCGTCAGACTGCACCACAGGATGCATAGGACGCATCTTCGGCCTGATCGCCGGCTTCTCCACAATCCCCGCGATCTTCGTCAACGTCTCCGATGACGTCCGATCATGATGAGACGACCAAACCACCAACGTGCCCGGACGAGACAAACAGATCGCGATCAGCCCGACCATGATGCCCCACGTTTTGCCGGCCTGCCGAGCGATACTCAACGTCACACCCATGACGTCGCACGCCAGCGTGCCGTCCTCACGCAAACCCAAGGCCGCGTACCAAATGTCTTCCTGCCAGCGATCAAACGCCACACCCATACCGGGGAGCTCTGGGGCAATCAGCTCGTAGTAGCGGGTATGTGAAATGTCATCCGGGACGAAGCACTGGCGAGCAATATCGACAAGCGGCGCAGGGTTAACCCGACTTCCGGAACCGGTCGGCATCGAACGCCACAACCTTGCCGGACTCAGTCGGAGCCGACTCCGACCCCTGCGTCAGCGCCCGCAACCGAACAATCTCCGCCTTCGCCTTCTCAATCGCAGGGTTCAACTGCGAACGAAGCTTCGGCTCTTCTTCGAATGCCTCAGCCAACAGACGGTAACGAATCTCCGCCTCCGCCAGCTCATCACCAGCGGCCATCGCCTCATTCAAAGTGCTGTACTCAGCCATCACATATCCTCTCGGACCCGCCGGTTAACCGCCCGACGTCAGCGTGGCGCACCAAAAGCCTGGTGCAAGGTCTAGGCAAAACGCGGATTCACGTACGACTCCCTCACTTCTGGGACAGCACGATCCCCAGACGACTTCGCGCGATTACACTGCCGACACACTGCCTGGCAGTTATCCAGCCCATCCGAATCTTCCTGAGACCAGCCCAGTCGCGCGGCCTCAACAGAACTCACGATGTGGTCAACCTCAAACGACCGCGGATGAGGTGGGCGAGCGTCATAGTCGATAACCCCGCCCAGTGCCTGGCAATCCGCCGTGATCCGCAACGCGCATGGAGCATCACCGTCACGCTGACGAACCTGAGCGCGGCGACGATTCCGAACAGTCGTGTTGGCGAACGGCACTACAAACCTCCCTACCCCCGGGTCACACACACGGACGCCT